TTAATCAACACCTGGCATTGAACAATACACATAGTAATCTTCCTCAATACAAGTTATTTTAACGTCAAATCCATCAGGGTCAATTCCGTCTGTGCTGATGCAAATAGTATCTCCTACTTTCCCTAATAATTCTTTTATTTCCACCTCAAAACTGAACTGCCCAGCTTCAACAATATAGAGATACGCTTTTTTATCCATATTACTTCTGCTTTTGGATTAATATTTGAATTGTTCTTTCTTTCTCAGTTATCACTCTTTCTTTTTCCTCCAATAGAGCGTTGAGATGCTCTATCTCTTTGCGACACTCGCTTAAAGTTATATCTCCAGAGATTTTATTACCATTGCCCTTAACTTGATGACCTATATTAATTCCAGAAGAGTTTATATCTCTATCAAAAAAATAATCTATTGGTACATTAAAATAATCTGCTATAATTTCCAGGTTGTCGGCACCAGGAATCGAAGTGTTATTAAGCCAAACATATAAGTTTGATTTAGATATACTTGTGTCTTTCAAAAACTGTGCTTGACTGATCTTTCTATCTTCAAATAATCTTCTTATTTTATCAGGATTAAACATGTTATACTATTTATACTAGATTTAAATAATAATATAAGATTAAAATAATAGGATTAATATTTTGATATTAGACTATTATTTTAAACCTTTGCGTTATAAATATAATAATAACAATCGTAATATTTAAGATTATGGAAGAGAAAAAGCAAAAAATGGTACCCAAGTACCATTACGACCAGATGGAGAAAAGCACGAGACTGAGGCTCCGTGATGAGTTCCTAAGAAGAAGCGGTATGTCATTGATTACATTCTACGACAAGTTAAGAAAAGACTCCTTCAAACCTTTGGAAAGAGAACTATATGAGAACATTTTCATAATTCAACAAAATTAAGAACCAATCAAATTATGGAGGAATTTAAAAGAATACCCTTCGGTGGTAATCCCTATGCGGATTTTGAGTTTTTCAAGGTAGAATTAAAAGTCTGCGATGTGAAATACACTCCAGAGCAGATTTATGCACACTTTGAATTCACAAGTGGGTACAAAGTAGATGTACAAGGTACATTTTATCCCTCACTAATTCGCAAAGCTATAGTTCAAGTTCGCGAAATGGAGCAAGCACATATTACAAACTCATCACGTTGTGAAATTCATGCCGATAACTAACATCGAGTTCTACAACACCCCCGAAGGTGATGTGATGATTAAAGAACTTGGGCATGCGGCAGTTGTGCTTTGTGAGGACAACCGCCCGACCATCGAGTACATGCTTGCTGTCATCAGGGACAGATACCCGAAAGCACATGCCAGGTTAATGCAACTTTACTCCAGTAGTACAATGAATAGGTGGCATTATGAATTCCGGGTAGTTCACCGCTTCATCCGCTGCAACTTCGGCGAGTATGACCAATACAACCTTGACATCAATAAGGATGGACAATTCGTATTCGAGGAGGTAAAGTGCCCACTACGAGGTGAGTGCGAACATGAGGGAGTGATTTGTCGCCCGGAACTTGACACGGCACTAACCGCCCGTGAGATGAATGTTTTCAGACTCATCGCTTCCAATTGCCAGACGGATGATATTGCAGCGGAACTGCACATATCACCTTATACGGTGAACCGCCATCGGGAGAATATCAAAGCGAAAATCAAGGTTCATAATGTGAGTGAGATGATTTCTTACTGGCATCAGAACCAGATGAAATGAATACCAATAAAAAAGAAATATCAATGAAGAAAGGTCAGAAAGTACGCATTCTGCGTACCAATCAGGTAGCGACAATCGTCGAAGTGGAGTTAATCAGAAAAAGTGGCAAGGTACACCGCTACTGTCATCTGAAGGTAGATAAAAAGCCGGACTTGTGGTTAGACTCTTCAGAACTGGGGGGATTGGTGGAAAGGTGCCGGATTACTTTCCATGATGACAGAGGGCAGGAATTATACTTCGATGTGGAGCGTGATTATGATAAGGAGAATTTGAGCATGACATTGACCGGACGTCCAGAAAACCTCAAGGAGCATCACGGAATCAATATAGTGATGGCCGAAATGTTCCTCGATGGTTTTAAGGCACACCAATCTCATTCTTGATAATCACCACAACATATGACGGAAGAAAATCTTACACCATATATCCCTATCGGAACTTTATTCAAATACCTGCTCAAGGATTACCGTAGGGAACGGCAGCGCACCATTCATATGGAGGCCCAAGTCAGAAGTCTGTTAAAGCGGAACGCCTATCTTGAGCAGGAAATAGGCAAAGTAAAGCAAAGACTGCTGAAGAAGGTGGAAAAGAGTGAGAAACAGATTGATTACTCGCAGGAAATCAGCCGGCTGCACCAGGCTGTTTCCTGCCGGAACAACACGATAGAGCAGCTCAGGAATGAGAATGCCCGACTGAAAAATGAACTCGATACGTATTTGCTGTTTCTCGGCAAGATTTAAGTCCTACCATCCGAACCCGGAAACAGTGTAATTCGTAGCGGCAATATACAGAACTATGTACTTTACTCAAGACGATATAAAACGAATCAAGGAGGCTTCCAAAGGCAGGCTCCTTGATGTTATCGGTGACTTCCACGAACTACGCAAACGGGGGGCCGAATATAAATGCGAATGCCCTAAATGCCATGGACAGGAGAAGTTGCATATCTCTCCGGCCAAACAGATTTTCAAATGCTTCAGTTGCCCGGATATAAAAGGCAAGGAACCGCTGGACTATCTGCAGAGGGCAGAAGACATGCAATTCCTGGAGGCATGCGATTACCTGGCGCGCAAATTCAATGTATTGCTCGATCCGAAGCCGGAGAAAAAGGCTCCCAAAGCCGCCAAAATGAAAAAACGGAGCAAGGAGGCCAAGGGAGAAAGTGTCGATACATTCTGCGCCCGTATGCTTGCCGGCAGCGGGCTGACCTATCAGGACGTGACGGCACATATCTTCAAGAAGGGAGATACACAGAGCATTTTCGAGGCGAAGACTTTCCGTCCGGGAACCGTTGACGAATACGGCAATATCGTTGACGGGGATGATGTCATCATCGAATATTACGACCTGGACGGCATGCCGGTCACTTATACCCGTAAGCTGCCGGGGCGTGGCAAGCAGGAACTCAAAGTGTATTACCGCGTCCGCTGGCAATTCCCGGAAGAACACCGGGACAAGGAAGGGAAACCGTTCAAGTACAAGTCTCCTGCCGGCAGCGGTACGCCCATATACATCCCGGAACGCATGAGGCAGATGTACAAGAGGAAAGAGCAGTTCCCAAGACTCTACATCCAGGAAGGAGAAAAGAAAGCGGAAAAGGCATGCAAGCACGGTATCCCCTCCATAGCGGTCAGCGGCATCCAGAACCTGGGACAGAAAGGGGCGTTGCCGGAGGATCTTGTCAAGATAATCACTGTCTGCGGAGTCAAGGAAGTGGCTTTCATTTTTGATGCGGACTGGAATGACCTCTCCCGTAACATTAAGTTCAATGCTCCAGTTGATTTTCGACCACGCAGTTTCTTCTCCGCTGCCCGAAACTTCAAGGAATATATGCGTATGCTGAAGAACCGCGGTATCATGGTGGAAATATTCATTGGCCACATCAACAAGAACGATGAAGGCGACAAGGGAGTGGACGACCTCTTGGCCGATAAGCTGGCCGGTCATGAAGAGGAACTGGCCGAAGACCTGGAATTTGCCTGCAACGAGAAGTCCGGAATGGGAAAGTATGTGGAAGTGTTCAAAATCACCACATGGAATGACCAGAAACTACGGGAATTATGGAACCTGCACAGCCATGAAAAATTTGCCGAGCAGCACCGCGAGGTCCTGCAGGAGCTTCCGGAATTTATCTTTGGTCGCTATGCCTGGAAGTTTGACGAGAACGGCAAATTGGTATCTGCCCTACCCTATGATGAGGATGAGAAGTTCTGGAATGAGGACTACAAGGAAACGAACGGTAACAGGGTGCCGGTGTTTGAATATGATTATGTGGCCGCCAAGACCTTTTTCCAGAACCGGGGTATCGGCCGTTACCGCCTGCTCGATACCAAACTCTGGACATATATCCATCTGGAGCCGCCGGTAGTCCGCACCATTGACGTGGAAGACGCACGCGATTTCATGTTCGCCTTTGCCGAACAGAACTGCAGCCGTTTCGTCAACAACCAGCTACTCAAGGGAGGCTCGCAATACGTCGGACCGTTCCAGATGTCAAGGCTCGCCTTCATCCAACCGAACTTCATCTCCCCGTCCCGTGACGAGCAATATTTCTATTTCCGTGACCGTTGCTGGCACATCACCCAGCATGAGGTCAAGGAAGTGGGATATGAAAGCATCACCCACCAGATATGGGATGAACAACGGAAGAACACCGATGCCAGGTACCTCGGCCACCCCCTCATTATGTTCAGTGAGAAGGACGGCAGGTATGATTACGAACTCTCTCCGGACGGCAGGAAATGCCACTATCTCCAGTTCCTTATCAATACCAGTAATTTCACCTGGAGAAAGAAGCCGGAAGAGATTGAGGAGAGTGAAATCTTTGAAAACAATCTTCATCTGCTTTCTAAGATGTGCGCCATCGGCTACATGCTGATGGAATGCAAGGACGCGAATGTGACACGTGCCGTTATCGGCATGGACGGCAAGCAGTCGGAAGTCGGTGACAGCAACGGACGCAGCGGCAAGTCACTTGTCGGTGAGCTGATGCGCCAGGTTGTCGATACAGTCTATATATCCGGGAAACGGACGGACATCTTCAACGACAGCTTTATCTGGAATGACATCGACGAACGGACACGCCTGGTATTCATCGACGATGTCATGCTGAACTTCAACTTCGAGTTTCTGTTCCCCAATCTCACCGGAGACTGGACCGTGAATAAAAAGGGGGGCGCACGTATCACTTATCCGTTCGCCAAATCACCCAAAGTATATATCCCCACCAATCATGCCATTCGCGGTACCGGTTCCAGCTATACCGACAGGCAATGGCTGATAGCCTTCTCCGATTTTTATAATGACAAGCACAAGCCCATGGATGATTTCGGGGTACTGTTCTTTTCCGAATGGGACTTCACCCAGTGGAATCTGACCTGGAACATGCTGGCCAACTGCATACAGCTCTATCTTAAATTCGGGGTCGTGCAGGCACCGGGCGAACGCCTGCAGCAGCGTAAGCTAAGGCAGGAGATTGGCGAGACCATCATATCCTGGGCAGACGAATACTTCAGCAGCGAGGAGCACTGTCACCGTACCCCACGCAAGGAAATCTACGATAATTTCCGAAACTATGATCCGCAACAAAGTAAATATATCAGTTCCACCGCCTTCAAGGACAAGATAAAGAAATACTGCGAATGGAAAGGCTGGGTGTTCAACCCGCATAAGTATGACGCCAAAAGCGGTCTGCCTCTCTTTCTGAACAAGGACGGACAACCGGTCATAGATGACAAGTCCGGAGGAGTAGAATACTTCACCATAGGAAAGACTGCCGGAGAGCAAGTGCCCCAGAATGAGCCGCTTGAATTACCGTTAGCCAATCCGGACAACAAACTTGCATTCTGATGGGCGAGACACATTCCAGTATTATGGCCAGGCTTATGCCACTCTACGAGATGGCACCCGAACGTTTCATGGCATTCTATGATGCGGTCTATCTGATGTGTGTCGATCTGCCGGAAGGCTGCCGGTTCCGCATTTCAGACCGTTGCCGGGAAAAAGACCTGGAACTGTTCCGGGACATTGTGAAGACCCTCATTGCGGAACAGCCTGATGACAAATATGCAGGACAATTGGAACTGTCGGATGATATGGAGTATGTGCGACGGACAACCGGCTTTAAACCTTCCGGGAACCACTTCATCCCGAAATGGAGAAAGGGATAGAATATGCCAATTTATTACGATGTAAAGATACATATTTTCAACGAATTACGCAAACAATCATGCTGAAAAAAGAGCACAAAATATTGGTGGTCGTTTCTCCGGAACCGGCTGAACGCAAGAGACTGTTGAGCCGCCTAGCAGTACGGCTCGGCTTCGCACTCATCCCTTCGGATGCGGCGAAAATCATATCGAACGACATCTATGGCATAGACCTGGCGACGGCCTATTTCGTTTTCTGCAGCAGCTACAATTTCCGTGGAGCCGTACTCACCAACCAACGCTTGTATGAAATGGCGGCGCGGGGCTTGTGTGTGGCTGTGGGAGTCCGTTCCATTCCCCGTGAATATGAATTCATCTGCAAGGTATTCTATCCGGAAGATTTTCCGTGATGACATTCCCGGAAAACACAATGCGGAGTATTCTTGAAAGTGCATATTGGGTATTTGTCTGCATCCGGCTGTGCGTGAGTACAGTCGGATGCAGTTTTTTTCTTCTGCCCCTTCCCCCCTCCCCCCAACCCGTCATAATAACGATTCGGACAAACGTGCATGGAAGTGGCAGCAGACATGGGAATTCCCGGAGGGGGTATATTATTCTTTTTTTTATTCTTCTTTTTAAAATTGGACTACCTTAAAAAACAGAGAAAAAATCGTGCATTCGTACGGATGTGCGGAATTAAGCATATATTAATTTGATATACAGATATTTACAAGCGTACAAATTCCGCACGAATCATGCACGAATAGCGCACGAATTGTACTTTTCTTCAAAAAACGGCAAAAAGTACGCAAACGAAAGAATTAGTACGGTTTTGTACGCTTTTTGTACGATTACAATAGATTGATATTCAGTAGTATACAAAACAAACCATGTACAAAAGTACTGTCGCACGATTTTTACGCTATATTCGTGCAAGGGCTTGGCTATATTATCGGTATTTTGTATATTTGTGTAAAAATCAATGCTTTAAATGACGAAGAAAGACCGATTTGTGTGTTGGCTCCCTTGCAAGCCTTATGTCAAGCAATTCCTACTGCACAATTTCAATGCCCCGGACGACACCTGGACTGAAATAGTCAATCTGTCCCCGGACAAGGAGCTGCAGAACGACTTCCTTTCCAGGCTTGCAAAACCCGGACGCTACGAGAACAGATACCGGAACCTGGCACGATATACCGCCAACGTGGCGGTGGAGATACGCCGTGATGATTTCTACCGATACGGATGGGCGATGTCGAATACCGAAGTGGTGGCGTTTGGCTGTAAGGTGGAGAGACGGATAAAGCAGATGCTTTTCCTCTATCTCGATACCCATGTCAGTATCGGAATCCCACTCTCGACCGCCATCCGCAACTTTCAGAACAGCTTCGGCTTTGATGACGACACCTGGTCTTATGAGACTATCCGCAGGGAGTATAACCGACATGGATATAGGAAAACGGTGGAGAATACCACAATTTTAGACTTTATTAACCGTATAATTTTGGGGAAGTTGTCCGAATTCGGGACAATTTCCCAGCAGGGAAAAATGGCTTATGAAAGCAATGCATTATGATTTTGAAAACGTCGGAGGATTGTTGCAGGTGATTGCCGTGCCTCCGGCCTCGTTCGTGCAAATCCGTAAGGACTATGCCGCCGGTCTGAACTATCTGGAACTCCGCAACCGGGAGGATATTGTTTCCATACCGGTATATGCCAATGACACCTATTCCTATAATGAGGACAAGGAGGTGAATGACGCGGGGGACTGCTGGAACGTTTCCATTGAAGGGGTGATTCCGAAACTTTCCCCGGCGAACCATCAGCTGATGGAAACATTGGAGCGTGGTTTGTGGTATGTACTGGCAGTGGACGGTAACGGAGCGCTCCATTGGTGCGGGCAGGAAGATGCGCTCATGCTGTTCGCCACGAATAAGACAAGCGGACGTTCCGTGTCGGAACGGAACGGCACCTCATTCACGTTCACCTGCATCCAGGATGAACCGACCGTCTATATTGAGAACATGGAGGAAATATAGCCGTACGGCTTCCTCTGCTAATAGACAACACGCTTTCGTTCAAACGTTTATCTGTTTACCGGCGGTACCCGATGTCCTTGGGTACCGTTTTTTTTGCGTTTTTCTTTGCGCAAAAATAAGTTTTATGAACGAGACAGTTATCACATTATTCGGAGCGATTGACCGCTACTGGTACAACAAAAACTATCTGAAATACTTCCTTGAAAAAGCAAAAGGCCAACCCGTACGCCTGAAGGTTTCCAGTTATGGCGGTGATGTGGCCGAAGCGGTTGCCATGTCTGCCTTGATGGCTGAGCACGGCAATGTAACGGTGGAGTTCATCAGCTTCAACGCTTCGGCGGCCACCATATTGGCGTTCGGTGCCAAATCCATCGAGATGCACGAGGACGGCATGTGGCTGGCACATAAATGCAGCCTGGGAGTGGACATCTGGGGACAGCTCAATGCGGACCAGTTGGAGGACACCATCAAGGAACTGCAGAACAAGAAGAAAAGCGCGGAAGCCATTGACTTGATGATCGCACAGAAGTACATCAACCGTAGCGGCAAAAGCCTGAAGGACATTATCACTCTGATGGAAGAGGAACGATGGATGCCTGCTGCCGAAGCCAAGGAATGGGGATTCATAGATAAAATTATTCCCGGTACCCATAAAAAGCCGCAGGTGACCAATGAAATAACCGATTGCTTTACCGCGCTTGGTCTGCCATTGCCGGCTATTACTTCAGAAGAGAAGCCGGAACCGGAAGGCGGTGACAAAAACTTGGTTTCTCAGATTATCGACGGTATCAAAGGGCTGTTCCCTACCGGCAACAAGACTGACATTTCTAATTCAAATACATTTATGCGTAAAGAATTTACTTTCATCAACCAAATCCTCAACTGCGAAGGTGTTGAGGAAAAAGACGGTAAGATGTTACTTACCGCAGAAAATCTGCAAGTCATCAACGATGCTATCAAGGCTGCCAATGAAGCGAAGACCAAGGTGGAGAATGATTTGGCAACCGCCAATACCGCCAAGGAGACTGCCGAGAACAGTCTGACGGCAGTCGTGAATGACCTTGACAGCTTGAGTGACAGTGTCAAGAACGCTGCCGATAACAAGGCCAAGGTACAAGTTATCCGTGATATTGTCGCCAAAATACCCGGAACGGGTACCAACAGCCACCAGGAAGCAAACGAAGACAACAAGTTTGCGGACATCGCCACCGACCCTATCAACAGTTTTGAGAATGAATAACATCTAAACGATTCTATTTATGGATTTTAAAGCACCTATTGACATTACTGCTGTTCTGACCGCGGTAAAGAAACACAAAGACATTCTGAAGGCAGTCGATAAACTCGACGCCTCGGAAGTATTGAGACACTTCACGCCGGTACCGGGCATAACCGATTCCCTTGAACTGGGTAAGGTGGAGGGCGGAAGCATCTCCAGTAAATATACCGGCAAGTTCACTGCCGGAAAATACTTGGGCAAGATTGTTCCTCGCCGTCTGGTAGTGCGTCCCGTTGTGATGGAGATGTCCGACGAGCCGGAACGCTACCGCCGCACCTACATCGCCGAGGTTCCCGGTACACTCCGCAAGGAACACCCGTTCGAATTGTGGCTGATCAATCACGGGCACGAACTGGCATCCAATGACCTGCTGTTTGCCATTTTCACGGCAAAATATAGTGCGGATGAAGAAAAGACGGACATTCAGGACTCTTTCGACGGTATCGGTACCATCGTTACTGAAGGCGAGGCAGTTGGAGACATCTCCAGTGCCGAAGGTAATGTGTATGCTACCGGTGAGCTGTCCCGTGCCAACATCGGAGAGAAGCTGCTGGAAATGTGGCGCCACATGCCTCGAACCTTCAAGCGCAAGAAGAACATCAAAATGTTTATTTCCGATGATTTGGGTGATATGTACGATGACTGGCGCAAGGACGAAGGCACCATTGTCATCGGTCTCAAAGAAGACACTTCCGACACGCAACACCTGCTTGGGTCCAACAACCGTTGCGAGCTGGTACGTATTCCGAACCTTCCCGATGGCAGCCAGTTCGTCATGCTGACCACCAAGGAGAACGTATGCTATGGCTTTGACAAGGAAAGCGACTTCAAGTCCATCAAGCCGTTCATGTCCGGCAATCCCTATACCTTCGACGCTGCGGGCAAGTATGTGATCGGCTTCCAGTTCGTGTCTGTGCACAAGTCCGAGTTCTGCGTCAATGACCGTCCGGTAGATCCTGATGGAACCAACCCGTTCGGCTACATTGAGGTGACGATTACACCGGATGAAGCGGCTAACAACGGTGGTAAATGGCGCATCCAGGGCGAGGAAGCCTGGCGTGAGTCCGGTACGTATATAGCCGTTCCCGGTGGAAAGGAATATACTGTTGAGTTCCTGGAGGCTGCCGGATACACCACTCCTGCCGTGCAAAAGAAGACACCCGCTGCGGGCAGTGTGGAGAAGGTGACGGGCACCTATGTTGTTAAATCCGAATAAATCCTATGATTATGGCAGAAGTAGACCCTAAATTATGTATTGCCCTTGATGACATCAACGAGGCAATGGACTGTGAGAACCAGGACAATATGGGAGGTATCATACCGTCTGTTATCTTCGGTTATCATGCGGATGTGGCCACATGGCCGGACTATCCGAAAAAGACAGAATCCCCCCTTTCTCTTGAAGAAGCCGGTACGTTGGTCGGTGACCTGGTTATGAAGGAAAATTGTCGTGCATACAAGATGGATTTCACTGACGAGCTGGCCGAGTTCAAGATTACCGACCAGGGAGAAAGCGGCGGGGAATCGTTCCTGATGGACCTGAATATCATTTCGGCCAAGATGCGGAAGAAGATATTCGGTTTCGAGAACGCGACCAAAGGGCGCAAGATGTTCTTTATCGTGACCGACAACAACGGCACGAATTACCTAATGGGTGACAAACGGCGCGGCGCGCTCCGTGCGTCAGGTGATGGCGCCACTACCGGGGCAAGTTCTACTGCCCGCAATCAGAACACCCTCCACTATACCTTTACCGCACCGCGCAAATGTGTGTATGAAGGGGATACGGAAGATATCCTTACTGTAAAAGCCGCATCAGAACCATAAGCCTTTTTGTTCATGATTGATAATTCATGTCCGTCTTCTGCTTTCTGGCAGGGACGGACATTTTGTTTTGTCCTATTCGGGCAACGAAAATCGCAATAGCTTTGCGTATCATCAAAAATCAACGTACAATGTCAAAAATTACACTGAACTACATTGAGGCGCGCAGGGACGGCATCAAGTGGCTGAATTCGCAGAAGCGTGATTACAGCGCTGGCGTGAACATCCTCACCCGTTCCGGATATAAAGGATTTGTCGCCGCACGTCTGGCACGCCAGGGTGAAAAGCCGCATACCCGTGAGAAGCTGGAGTATGAAATCCGGCAGATGATCAAAGTGTGGTACCATCCGGATGACCCGCGTTTTGAAGATGTGGACCTGGCAGATGATGCGGTACCGGGCAGCGACGGGCGTTCCGAGACGGTTTCGGAAGAAACGGCTGTTGCCATTGTCGCCATCGCAGAGAAGGAACTGGCCCGTGAAGCGGATGAACAGCCCGCCTATCCTCCGGTTATGGCCAAAATCATCTATGACTTCCGTGAATGCTACAACGAACGTTCACGCCGGCACCGGATGCTTGCCGAATTAGGTGAGACAAATACTCAAGCTGTATGTGTGCAGCGTAAGGATATTGTCGCCCGTATAGCTTTTCTTTCCAACCGCATGACATTGCTGGCAGCCATCAAAAGGCAGTTCGAGCAGAACAAGGAACTGCCGTCTGAAGAGCAACTGGATGAACTTTACAATAAGAAGAATGAGGACAGACAGACGGAAAAAGAGGATGAGCAGACTGACATCAGTTCCCTCTCTGTCGAAGAGCTGAAAAAAGCGAAGTCCAATGCCAAAAGCAAGATTACCAAGGCAAGAAACATGCTGCTCTATTCTTCAGAAAGCAAACCCAAGGACGGCAAGGAGAATCCCCTTCCGGATTGCCCCAAACGCGTAAGATACGAGAAGAAGGTCGCAGACCAGGAAATGCTGGTCGAAAAGATTGATTACCGACTGGCTGAATTGCAATGAATGGAATATGTTAGTTTGCTGTAGTGATATGATTGGGATGCGGACAGAGGGCATGAAGGAGAATGCACTCCCCCTCCGTCAAACGGATGCGGCAGCCTCCGGCCACGACCTGGTAGCGGAGAAGCTGCTGCATCCGGATGCCATGGGGATGCTGGTCCCCGGCAGGGACAAGCATTTCTATTCTTCCGGGTCATTCAACCTGATACAGCTGATTTTCTATATCTTGAAACAGACCGGACCTGCACATCTGCTGCTTACGACCTACTCCATCTCCATGGACAGCATTGCGGCGATTCACCGCAAGATGGAAGCGGGCGAACTGCTGTCAGTCCGGTTTCTGATAGACAATCGGGTACGTAGTATATCCCCCAAGCCGTTCGATTACTTGGTGACTACATTCCCGGACAGTTACCGTTGCCTCGCGCTGCATGCGAAAGTGGCATTGCTGTATAATGAGGATTGGAAGATTACCGTTGTGGGCAGCCAGAATGCCACCCACAACCCGAAACTGGAGCGTGGTATCATCCATACCGGTACCGATATTTTTGACTTTGACTATAAAATGCTGAATGATGAATTTGACGCGGGAACAACGTGAGGAGATAGAAAATATGGCCTATCGTCTGATTCCTCCTGGACTGATAGCCATCAATATCGGTGCCGATGAGACGGACTTTCTCGCGGAACTCCGTACGCCGGGCACCGAAGTCCGGACCGCCTTCTACCGGGGGCATCTTCGCCAGACGGTCGAACTCCGGGAGTCACTCATCAAGTCGGCCGTCAATGGCAGCAACCCGGCACAGCAAGAGCTTATCAAGTTCATCAAATCGCAACAGCAGTATCTTGAGTATGAATAACAACCGTCTGACGGCATCCAAAAGCAAGGCCGCATTGGAGGAGCAATCCTACGACCTTATACAGCAGCACATCATCGACCCGGAGAACAGTCCGTTGCCGGAGCATCTGCGTGTACAGTGCAATCGGGTGCTGCAGATAGCACGCCTTTTGGATGACTATCCGAACGAGAGCCATATCATCAACATCATGCTGGCGAAATACCGTATCTCGCGCACCCAGGTGCGTAAGGATATAGCCCTGGCGAAAGAGCTGTTCAAGACACAGCACCAATTCGACTGGGATTTTTGGTATGCCTGGATGATAAAGGACCAGGTACAACTCATCCGGGACTGCAAGCTCAGAGGGGACCTCAAGCAATGGAACAACGCCAAGAAAGTGCTGCATCAGATGATTGGTGAGAAGCCGGCTTCCGTCGAGGACCCGCGCCGCATGGAGAAGAACGTATTCTACATCCAAATCAACAGCATGGGACAAAAGGTGGATATTCCTCTGAATGCTATCCGCAACCTTTCCCAGGAAGAGCAGAAGGTTTTGGTGGATTCGATGTACACGCCTATCGACGACGCACAAGCGGAAGAAATAATGAACTCATAACAGATTACCCCATGAAAAAATTGACAAACAAACGACTCATCTCTTACCTGGTTGACCATAAGCACATTGATATGGTATCGGTCAGCAAGACACAGATTGTCTGTACCGTATCCACCAAGTTCAGGCCGGATGAAGTGCCGCAGCTGCTGGCTGATACCGGGCAGGACATGCCCCGAATGACTTCCTCTGAAGGTGTGAACTACATTGTTTTCCCACGATATTGATACGGCAGGACGATGGACGAAAACGTCTGGGAAGAGGTCATACAGGTCAATCCGGCGCAGGCGGCATTCCTCGTGATGCCGTACAAGAACGGATATGTCATCTACTCGCGTGCAACGGGTAAATCATTCATTACCGGTGCCGTAATAGATGACAACATCCGGCTGATGCCACGCGGCATCACTACCCTCACCCAAGCCACCATCGGGCAGGCGTTGACTAAAACCCTGCCTTCAGCGTTCAAGATGCTGGAGATGCTCGGTTATAAGCAGTGGGACCCGGCCAGCAAGACCGGCGACTATGTGGTGTGCCGCCGTCCCATCGAGGGATGGTACAAGCCATACGAGCACATCATGTCATTCGAGTACGGCATCAGCTTCAGCAACGGGCATATGCTTTACATACTTACCCAGGGCGGCAACAGCCGCGGTCCGAATGCGGACTACAACATCACCGATGAAGCGCTGACGCTTGATAAGGAGAAGTTCGACCAGGAGGCTGCACCGACCAACCGTGGCAACGAGCACATCTTCGGGCGCAAGTCGGAGCATCCGGTGCTGAAGCATCACGGCAATACCTTCCTCTCCTCCATGCCGTACACGCCCGAACAGAAATGGTTGCTCGAACCTGCCAAGTATTACGAGGAGGAACGTGGCATCCGGCTATTCGATGTCTGGAACAAGATTGTGCGGTTACAGATGCAACTCATTGACGCACGCATTGCCGGCGATACCGGACTGTTCAAGGAAATCTGGAACGAGACCGTCCGTCTCCGTCAGAGCATCACGCCATTCGTTTCACGTGACGGTACGCTGTTCATCCTCGGCTCCATCTTCGACAACATCGCCAATGTGGGCATGAACTACATCCTGAACCAGTACAAGGTCATGGATAAGCTCTCTTTCATGATCGAGATTCTGAACTACATGGTGGACAAGATTGACAGTTGTTACTACCAGTTGGATGAACGGCATGTGTATTACAATGCGACCAATGACGACTATATACGTGATTTTGCTGAAGATACCAATTTCGATTGGAAACGACTGGGCACCAATGATGACAGCCGTCGTGACTTGGACTGCAATCCCAACCAGCCGATAGAGCTGACACCCGACTGGGGTTCTGCCGCCTCATTTCTGGAAGTGGCGCAGGAGCGCAACTATGACTTCGTGACGAAGCTGCTGACACGTGAGCCGGTGGACAACAACATCAACGAGTTCTTCGTCAAGCGTGATGAAGAGGATGACACCATGGTGAACGCGCTGATGGACAAGTTCTGCCACTATTACCGTAACCATATCAACAAGCACCTGCATTATTACCGTGACCGTTACGGGGATGCACGCCGTGCCAACAACAAGAAGTCCTACAACGAGCTTGCCATCGAGCGCCTGGAGAAGCACGGGTGGACGGTGGAGCAGCACACCCATGCGGGCATGGAGCCACCGCAGCATGACAAGTACCTGCTCTGGGCCTCCATCCTGGCGGAGAAGGACGAACGGTTCCCGAAGAAGCGTTTCAACGGCTCGAAATGCAAATATACACTCATCTCCATGAACAACACGCGTGTCATCGAGGACCGCGAGGGGCGTTTTGCCAAGGATAAGCGCAGCGAACGCAACCAGTCCATCCTTCCGGAAGAAGCCACCCACTTCGGTGATGCGGTGGATAAGCGTGTATGGACGAAGTACGGGCACCTGCTCAGGCAGGCATACGGGTTCGTGGACGCACGTATCTGATCCACCTCATACACATACATCCGCAATCACAATCGCAATGCTTATGGCAGGACTCGCAACGTCCGCAATGGGAATCGCTGCGCTTTAGGACAGAACGTCGTGTGCAGGACCGGCCAAGGGGTATCCTCCTTGTCATATTTCCTTACTTCTTGCGCTTTTGTTTGCGTTTTTGGATAGGGCGCGGTTGGCAGAAACTTCCGTTTCTGTTTCCATTCGGATGGAAAGAGGGGTGTTCTGTATTCATTATCAAAGAAGTATATTTCTTATAACATTCATTAACAAAGAACACGGCGCGCGCAAAATCCGTACTGAAAGAACTGGCAGGCAAATCTATTTCCTCCAGTACGGATTTTGCGCGTTTCAGCGGTAAGTAGCGGCAGCTACTTGCGTTTGTCCGCATCCATGCAGGTACCCCGGTCTTTTCCGTTTCAATAGCCAAGGTAGAGACCGTAGAGCGGTAAGCGTTCCGCTTGGCGTGCCTCCGTTTCTTTTCCGTAACTCCTTTTCATTTCCTGCATCTCTGTATGCGGTCAGGTAGTCTTTTGAGTCCGCAAATGTAGGGCACCGGTCTGACAAGCAAGGTCGGGCATTGTCCGCTAAAAAATCTCCATCCCTACGGGTAGTATTCAAGCCTTCGGTTTTAGTCGGAACCTTGCGGAATGTCATCCTCGGCACCTCATTGTATGCGGCATCAAAAGGCAACCATACCGCACGTCATACAGACACGCCGGAATAAAAAAAAAGTCGTTCCGGGAAACGGAGAAAATTAAAAAAGGCTCCACCCGACGACTCCAGAAATCCAGAATAAATTAAAAACTTACAGTTATGGCAGCAAAAAAAAACATCCCCGAAGCATGGAAAAATCAATGGTCTAAATTTATGTTCAACTTTTTTGATTACTTGCCTACCAAATACGAGGCAAACAAACGGGAGTGGTCTATTCGCAGGATGATATGGGATTTTAAGGACGGGAAACGCAGTGCATCAGTGGCGGAACTTGTAGCGAAGAAAATGCGCGAGCAGTTCGGTGCGGAGGTTTGCAACGTGACGTTGGTCTGCATACCAGCCAGCAGCGGAGAGAAGAACGAAATCAGATACAAGGCTTTTGCCGAAGAGGTGGCACGGATGACGGGGTGCAGGAATGCGTACAAAGCAATTACCATTGAGGGTGGACGGCTTGCCATCCATGAGACGAAAGCGGCCAAGACGGTGCAGACGGTGGAGGTCATCAAGTTTGACAAGCGTTTTTTCAAGGGTAAGAAATGCCTTGTATTCGATGATATACTAACGCAGGGGCATAGTTACGCACGGTTTGCGTGTGCACTTGAAACGCTTGGGGCAGAGGTCTTGGGAGGCTATTTCTTAGGCAAGACAATTCTTTTATAACAATTTAATCCATAGTAGTATGAATACTCTTTTTGATAACGATTGCCGCTACATGAGCGACAGCGAACTGATTTACGAAATCAGCAACAACAGACAGATTGTTTCGGACATCGAACGCGGCAACGAAGTGATAGACCTTGAAAAGTTGTTTTCCTCTTTGACTCCTGGACGCAGGAGGGTAGCCGTGGCAGCCGTGGAGATGTACAAGAGACAACAGTCGCAGCAGGTGGAACGCAGGCAGATACGGATGAGCAAAGACATATACGAATTGATGAAGCCGTTGATAGGAGATTTGCCGAATGAGGAATTTTGGGTAGTGTCGATAAACCAAGCCGGACGGCTTATCAAGAAAGTACGCATATCGGTAGGCGGCATAGACCATACTTCAGCAGATATAAGGCTGATTATGCGCGTGCTGATTGATACGGGGGCGGTGCAGTTCACAGTGGTGCACAACCATCCGAGTGGCAACAGCCGACCGAGCAACGAGGACAAGAGGCTGACGGAGCAGCTTAAAAAAGCGGCAGGATTATTCAATATCAGGATGATGGACCATGTGATTATCACTAATGGAGGATATTACAGCTTTTGCGATGAGGGGCTGATTTGACGGATGGGTGCAGGGTGCACCCATTCCGTTTGCTCGCACGCTCGCAAACGGAATGGGACCCGAAAAGCGGAATGACTGAATTGTGTTGCCGTTCCTTCAACCACGGAGGGGATTTTTATTTATGGTAATAAAATAATTACCATATTCTTTGTTGGTAATAAAATAATTACCTATCTTTGCAGAGTAATCAAAAACAGATAACGATATGCCAACAATTTTAATTTTATTCGGATTGAAGTTTAGAATTTATGTACGTGACCACGAACCGGTACATGTACATGTACTCAGTCAAGACGGTGAAGCCAAGTTCCAGGTAGGTGATGAAATCCGGTTGATGGTCAATAAAGGAATGAAGCCCAAAGACATAAAACTGGCTGAATCTATTATCGAAGAGAACAAAGAGTTGATTATTACAGAATGGGTTAAGATATACGGCAAATAAGCCGTATATCTCTATACATAGAAAGGAGTGATTATGGTAGCGAAAAAAGTTTGGTTTGAATGTGAACGAATCTACATCGAAACTGATGACGGTCGTACGTTGTGGCAGTCAATCTTGTATTATCAAAGATTGAGGAATGCCACCGAAGAGCAGCGCGAGGATTATGAACTGGGAGCTTTCGGAATCCATTGGGAGGAAATTGACGAAGATGTTTCATACGAGAGTTTTGAGTATGATGATCCGGAACCGGCAGGTATCTCCCGCTTGTTCCTTACACACCCGGAGATAAACGCTTCGGCTGTTGCCCGACGGATGGGGATGCAGCAGAGTTTGTTGGCGCAATATATACGGGGAATTAAACGTCCTTCAAAAGAACGGGAGCAGGCGATATTGAATACGGTGCGTGAAATCGGAAAGGAATTGAGCGGTATTTCAATTTAAAAAGAGAAGCGGAGCAAAAAACTCCGCTTTTCTTTTGCACTTTCAAATATTATGCTCATATTTGCGGTGCGAAACAGTACAGCCCTGATTGGTTGTCGATGTGCATCGTATAATGCTCACAAGTTTGCGGGCTTTTTTTATGCCCGATTTTAAGATATTGGCGGCTGCCTTTCCCACACATTGTTTTTGCCTCGGCAATCATCATTGTACTGTTTCGCGACACGGGATATGGCAGCCGTTTTTCTGCCTTTACGCGAAACAGTACAATGATATGAAAAATCAAACATCCGGTGCGCTCATCGCACCAGAACCCGCAGGGGTTCGTGTATCCGAGAACTTGAAAGCTCTGAATGAGCAAGTATCCAACATCCAACGCCGCTACTACCGCGTCCTGGCTCCCGACTGCGAAGTCAAGACCGAAGCCGATCGCTGGTACTTCCGTGCCATTGTCTGGGCATGTGCCGCGATGGTGTTCCCTCCCCTACTGGCGGCAGCCGCGTTGTGTGTTTATAAGGCAAAGAAGTGCCGGAAAGGGGGTGAGGCATGAGCAAACATAAAAAAATCAGCGAAGATGGCATATTTGTAACGAGCCAACGCAGTCATTCAGCTACCAACACCGATGAATATAATTATATGTTGTCGTATGGTGGTAATTATATAGCTTGCGATATGTCTGCCGATGAGTTACGTGAAATCATTGCTTGCATGCAAAATGCCCTAAAGGCTAATGGGGAAGGGGGTGAGAAATGAATACCGAAATCAACAACATCATATTAACTTCCACCATCAGCGAAACCATCTCGATTTTGCAGAGTGGCGGTGCTTATGCTTTTTGCAATTCCATAGACAAAGCCACCGGATTAATCCTGGACTTAAAGGTCGGTAATGAAGTTAGTGCTGATGACATTATATCCGTAATAAGTGATTTGCGTATCGTATCATCCATGATAAGAAACTTGAATCCGGAAGAAGAGAAAGGAGGCATACAATGAGCAAGAAGATAGGGTTCCGTTCTTATCAAAACGACGAAGAACCGGACAAACAAGACGAATTGGAGAAGCAACAAGCTGAACGGCAGAAAGCCATAGCAAACTTCATCGGCCAGAACTATTCACCCATCGGCACCACTTCACAGAAATGTTACAAGACCACCGCTGAACTGGTATATGAGCTGTCGAACATTGTCGATGTCGCTCCGATGGCGCTGGCCAAACAACTGGCTGATGCCGGGTACCATGTAGAATATTTGGTGGGACAGCCCTACTGGGTAATGTACGAGAAGCCATAAAAACACTAACCGGACATTTTTTTATTTTTAAAGTCCTTGCTCGTGAGAGTAAGGGCTTTTTTTGTCCTATGAGAGCGGATGGCCGGGTTCTATCTTTGTGACAAAAAAAGAGATATGATACGTTTTTTCACAAGATTTGTCGCCACCTATGGGTATGATTCACCGAAGGAGTTCTTTCTTTCGGTGGCTCCGAGCTTCAAGTACAACCTGCAATTCCCGGCCATCTCTTTCAGCGCTGTCACTGCCGTAGTCAGCGAATGGATAGGCATTACACCGTTCCTGGCCATGGCCATGCTCGTCGCCATTGTCTCAGAGATGTGGACGGGCATCCGGGCAAGCAAGGTCCAGGGAATAGGATTTGAAAGCTTCCGGTTCTCACGCTGCATCATCAAGTTGTGTATCTGGCTGACCATCATCTATATCACGCACTCGTTCTATCTGGAGAGCAAGGCCGGAGCGGAAGAAAGCTTTGTTATGCTGCTGGCTACCTTGTTCTTTTCCATTGTCAAGGTGTTCGTCATGACCTGGTTCTGCGTCGAGCACGTGACAAGCATACTGGAGAACCTGGCGGTCATCGACGGTAAGCCGAAGGACACGCTAATCAAGCAGGTGGGAACATTGTGGGTGACAGTCACGGATAAATTCAGAAAAAAGGCCGATGAGACGGAAGGTTAGCCATATGTTGCTTTGTGCGGTTATCGCACTTCTTTCCGGTTGGGCAGGTTACCGGCTGGGTTCCCGTCACCGGAGTATTGTCCGTGTACAGGAAACGGTGGTCAGGCATGATACGATACGTCCTGCCATTCCGGAACCGGAGGTGATTGTCCGTGAAGTACCCACAGAAGTGGATACGGCGGCTATACTGGCCGACTATTTCTCGGAGAAGCATTATCTTGATACAATTATTGAACGCCCTTACCTGCGGGTGGAAATGACCGATATCATATCCCGCAATGCCCTGCTTGACCGTACCGTAGTGGTGGATTACCGGCAGCCGGTGGTCTGCAGCAACGCGTTGGTTTTGGGAATGGATGCGGGACGTTACGGATGTGTACTGTCCGCAGGGTACCGGCGTAAGTCCTGGGAGTTCAAGGCGGGCTATGACTTGTACAACAGGTCTCTGGTGTTGGGCATTTCTAAAACTCTTTGGCAATGGTAGTGGATGGCATACATGATGGAGTGGACTGTTTCATCTCGGAAATCGGAGAAATAAAAATCTCAGGAATCACGGATGAACAGTTGAATGTCCGTATTGAAACCGGAGGTACGGAGATTTTCAATGAGAGCTATTATGCCTTAAAAGGCAACGTGGTGATTCATGAGATAGGGGAAATGCTTCGCAGTTACTTTTCCCTGCATGATCCGAAAGGGATGTCCGGCAATGTAGTCTCTTACTATCAGGCTCCATTGTCCATAACCGCTGTGTTCTCGGACAAGCAGGACACGGTCCGGAAGAGTTTCAAGGCTTATTACAGTCGTTGTCGTACATCGGTATCCCCGTCAGACGTGCTTTTCTTGACACATGAGAACACAATCCGTACAGCCCATGATAGAATGGAATACTTGACCTTCAGGGTACGTGAAGGGATTTCTGTGGAGATAGGCGTGGCATACTTGGATGCCGGAAATGAACGGTACAGACGGGTCACCAAAGACTTTGGTGACACCAATGGTATGCTTGCTTTTTCTTTATCCCTCGAACGGGTTGCGGCATTGTCCGGCATTGGTACGGCATCCATCCTCTTCTATGATGCCATGCTGAAGGAGAACGGAATTGTGAAGGATAAGGTAAGGTTTATCAATGATCAACGGCGGTACCGTAATATCACCAACTTCATTTATCGGAACGCATTCGGGATGCCAGAGACAATGGCATTCACCGGACTGGTGGAATATTCCCCCGAACTGGAAGGTGAAACGGTCGAACTGCTGCAGAGGACTGTCCGGACAGATGCCGAATACATTGACAGTCGTACGGCAAACAGCGGCTATCTGGACACCAGACAATACGACAAGGCACTGGATCTGATAACAACTGATTCCCTGCAGCTGTATAATACGGAGACATTGACAGAAGTGGTGGCCACTGATATTGATTTCTCTCACAAGCGTACCGGCAGCGAGAAAATAAATATCTCGCTCACATTCCGTCAGGCATCACGCCTGCATCTGGATTTTGTACGGGCCGGCAACATCCGTAAGCGGATATTCGACAAGACTTTTGACTATACATTTGAATGATATAATGATATGGAGACAATACGCAGAAACCTGGCTCTGGCCGACATGGATATCCGCACGGACGAACGCGGACGCCGGCGCATATTTTCGATAAAGTTCGTCAGCAAGGAAGGCAAGGTCTATTTCATTCCCCAGGCCTACGCCTGCGGTGCAGGACGCATGAACATGAAGGAATACCAGCTCCGGGGCGTGCAGCCCTGCGACTGTAAGGGAAATCCGGAAGGACACCCCTACCCTGTGGATATTGACCTGATACTGGAGTATAATAAAAAGAAAATAATATTCTGATGAACATATTGTTTAATTCAAGCGGTATTCCTCTGCTGATGCAGTCCACGTACATATTCGGTGAGACGACTGGGACACCCCAGAACGAAATGAAGGAGCGTACCCGAATCCTGGCGCCATATGACTTGTCGAATGTTTCCTATATAGACATCGACGGAGTGAAGGTGCGTCCGTGGGGAGATGAGAATGATTTCCCCCAGAAGGCGGCTGAAGAGATAGGAAACACCAGCGTGCTCAATACGGGCCTGAAGTTTCTTCGTAACCTGACACTTGGGCAAGGCATATATCCTTGTACGGTGAACGGTTATGATGACGGAGGCAATGAGATACTGGAGCCCGTTACGGATAGCCGGGTACAAGCTTTCGTTGCTTCCCGGAATGTGAGGCGCTATATGGAGAAGGTGCTTCGGGATTACTTGAAATTCGGCAACGGTGCCGTCCAGTTCGTGCCCTCGGCTGCCGGCAATTCTTTTGCTGGTGTCAATCCGGTCAATGCGCTTTACCGCCGTTATTCCGAAGTGGACGAATACGGCGCCTGCAAGTGCATCGTTTCCGGATATTGGCCGCAACGTCCGGACAAGGGACAATATACCAGGCTGGATGTGCTCTCCGAATATGACCCGCAGATGCACGCTGAGGTGTTGAAATTTGCCGGAAAGATGAAGGACGGTTTCATCATGCCGGTACGTGACAGCTGGAGCAACGATGATCTCTATGGCATGCCCATCTGGTGGCCTGCCTACGTCTGCGGATGGGTGGAAATTGCCCATTTGATTCCTCATTTCCTCAAGAAAGCCTACAAGAACCAGATAACCTGGAAATGGCATGTACAGATACCGTATTCCTACTGGGAGAAGAAATACCCGTCCAAGGACTATTCTGCCAAGGAGCGTGAGGCGGCCATACAGAAATATATGGATTCTGTAGAGCAGAACCTTTGCGGACCGGACAATGCGGAGAAGCCCATCTTCTCTCATTATGCCGTGAACGAAATGAACGGCAGGATTGAGGAGGAGTGGAAAATCAAGCCGCTGGAGAACAAATACCAGGGCAGTGACAATCTTCCGGTGTCGGCGGCCGCCAACTCCGAGATACTGTTTGCTCTGATGGTGAACCCGAATGTGCTTGGTGCAGGTATGCCCGGTGGTACTTATGCCGGCAACCAGGGCGGTTCCAATATCCGTGAGGCGTTCCTTGTGAACATTGCCAACGCATGGATTGACCGGCAGAACATCCTGGACCCAATAGAACTCTACATCAAAATGAACGGCATGCCGGAATGCGAGCTGCGTTTCCGCAATACCGTTTTAGTAACCCTCGATACCGGCAGCGGTACCAAAAAAACATTGAGCTAATGATATTCAGTGCAAAAAAATGGAACAACGGCAAGGAACTGAAAGCGGTGATGAAGGTGAACACCGCCATCTCCTTTGACATGATGGAGGCACCGCTCCGGAATGCTTTCCGGCAATACCTCGTACCGTTATTGGGCGATGCAATGGCGGGAGAAGTGGTCGAGATATACGAATTCGGTCCAAATCCGGATGTATTGGAACAGAATACCGAAGGGGCAACCGAACGGGAGAAGCTGGACAGCCGCCTGCTGGAGATCTGCAAACGCGCGAACGCGAACCTGGCGTTCTGGAATGACTTCGATGAGATCAGCATGCGTATCACCGATGCGGGATTCCAACGTCAGAAATCCGACAACGGCGAATCATTCCAGCAGGTGTACAAGTACCAGGAAGATAACCTGCGGGCATCGTTACGCAACAAGGGGTTCAATGCGCTCGACGAGCTGCTTGAGTTTCTGTATGCCCATATAGCCGAATATCCGGAGTTCGCGTCCTCCCAGGCCTATCAGGACCGTAAATCAGCCATTGTCCGCAGTACCGCGGATGTCAATGATGTCTGTTTTATCAATGGCAGCCGGATTGTTTTCCTTCGCCTGCAGCCGCACCTGAAGTTTGCCGAGGAGATGCTCCTTCAGCCGGCCATCGGTGACAAGCTGTATGAGCATCTGATTGACGGACTGGTAAATCCCCCAGAAGACGAAGAAGCCCGGAAGAGCATGGAGCGGTTGCGCCTTGCCTGCTCCCGCTACATTGTGGCAATGGCGGTCAGACGGCTGCTGATGGAGACGGGTAGCGTCACGGACCGGGGGCTGTACTTCACCACTGTACAGCCGGGTGAAAAGGGCAATGAGGAGAAGAGACCCGTCGATGCGGAGCGTATCGCCGTACAGATTCAGAATCTGAAAGCGGATGCGGACATGTACATGACCGTGCTGCTGCGTACGGTACGGAACTGTTTTGAGAATTTCTATGAGGGTGATCCCAGGCAGATATACGACCGGGACAATGACCATAAACGCACATTCTGGACATGAGGGAGCTTCGCATTGCATACCGTAGATTCGGAATCCACCATGAGATAATCCGCCAGGTACCTCAGAAGTGGGAGGAACTGACACCGACACAGTTCCTGCTCGTGTCGCGGCTTTATCTTCAAGAAATAGACGAACCATCCTTCCTGAAGGAGTTCTATTCCCTGCCGTCCGGGGTTGGTTCCGACACCTATTACAGTTATAAGCTGAGCGAACTGGTGGAGTTCATCAGCGACTGCCGTGTCCGGATGGACCGCTTTATCCTTCTTGTCGTCTCCGGGCTGAAAGCACCAGGAGAACGCTTGAAGGGGATGTGTTTCGAGCACTTCATGCACGTGGACACGGCTTTCAACCGATATGTCCGTGACGGCAAGGATGCCTCACTGGACACTTTCGTATCAATGCTCTATCTGAAGGACAACGAATATATTGTCCTACCATCAGGTGGGAAAAACGGCTTATTTAGCAGGCAGAAACCATTGATACTGCAAAAACGGATAATGAAGGTGGCAAAAATTGACAGACACGTCAAGTATGCCGTATTCCTGAACTACGTTTTTGTCAAGAGGTGGCTTTCAAAGGCTTTTCCTTTCCTCTTTCCGTTGGATGATGAACCGGAATCGGAAGAGAAGCGGAAAAGACCAACAGCACCGTCAGTCAACTGGCTCGACATCTTCGACGCCTTTGTTGGTGATGACGTGGCGGTGATGGAGAAATACCAGGCGATGCCGGTGGCAACGGCATTCCGCCTGCTCAACAAAAGGATACGTGACGCCCAAAAACAGAAGAAATGACTTTTTCGGAATACATAGAGAACCTGGCTGAAAGGCATGTCGATATACGACACAAGGAGAATGATGAAGTACACTTCCTCTCATCAGAACGGGAGAAGCATACGGCACTGGACAGCGTGCTCCACTATCCGGCAGTGATTGTGGACCGTGGCTCTGGATTCGGTTACGGCGGTGTTCCGGGAGCATACAAGAAAGACCGGGATTACCTGCTGTTCGTGGTAGAGCACGTGTCCGACACCTCGGATTACGAACAGATAGAGACCGCACTTGACAAGTGCGAGCGGATTTTGGACGAGATGCTGAACCAAATCCTCGAAGACAAACGGAAGAGCCGCCAATGGCTTGATTTTTCATTGGAAGAGGTGGAAGCCGATTATGTGGTGAATAATGACAACCAGCTTTATGGCGTGGTTGCGGCGATACATTTGCCGCAACCATACAAGGCCATGAATTGCCGCAAGGCTTTTTTATTGGATAGAACTTTTGACGAAACTTTTGATAAAACCTATAAATGATATGGCTACACAGTCTTATGAACAGTTGATTGCCGGAGCAAACAAAATCAGGCAGAATGAACTACCGGAATCCAATACGGCCGCACTGGTCGGAGAACAGCTTCTTCAAATGGTAAACAAACAGCAAGATGAAAGCCGGGAAAGGGTGAAGGGCATTACCGAATATAATGTTTCCGTCCAGCATCCTACTTCGGGAACCGGCGGAACCAACAAGTACAGTCTGGAGGGTGCCATCGCTTTAGTTCCCGCGGAACTTAGGAACATGGGGCTGAAGGTGTCATTCGTGGACAGTGCCGGGCAGGTAGAAACGTGGGAGTGCCAGGGTGGAACGTTCACGAATACCGGAAGCTGGAAGCGGCAAGTGCAGAGAACCGAAATTATGAAGTTGAAACAAGAAGACCGGTTACTGGAAGAAGCCAACAACACAAATGCCAAATTCATTTCAGATTGGGGCTGGCAGAAAGGGAATAGGGACTATGCCACGGGAGCATTCAAGGAAGGTCCTTACTTCGTCAGTGATATTGTAGATGTTGAAGGGGAATCTTTCGATTTCAAGACTGATGAGAATGCGGATTTTGTATGTTGTTACTCCACAGATAATGGTACATCCTTCCGAAACAGCCAATGGCTTGACAATTATCATATTGCAGGATACACCCATATCTTTATCATCCTCTCAGATTCCAAGAACCATTATACCGGACCTTCCAATACGAATGTCTATGCAACTACACAAAAGAAGTATTTCAAGAATGCAACAAAAGAAGACTTAGATAATCGTATTGAGGATTTGTTCGGTAAAGTTTCTTTGTTCGACGGGCGAATAAAAGGGCTTGAGGTTGATGCTTACGGTGGAAACAAGGATGTTTCCATTCCATTTCCATTTAATCCTTGCCTGTTTGCCCAAAACGGCAGCGACCTTACTGCTGACGCCTATCCGGATGCGTACGCTACGGATTATCTGGATTTGACCATTTATGACCGTTTTGTGGTAAATGGTGCATGTATCCTTTCATTTCCCTATGGCGTGTTTTACGATGCCGACAGAAAGATTATAAAGACGATTTCGCCGGGTGGACAAAGTGTGGTCAGGCAATACCCGGAACTTGTTTTGGAACGTTCGGAATATCCGGACAATGCAAGATATGTCCGTTTTCATTCATACAGCAAGGTTGATGGCAAGCCCATAGAATATTCTTGTATTGGAAACAAAATCGTAGAAGGTTACGAGGCTCGCTTTGCCGGACTGGAGAATAATTTTGGAAGCATGACGTCTTATTCAGTTTTTAAAGAGATACATTGATATGGAGAAAATAATAGAGTTAAGTCAAGAAGGCAAAAGAGTATATGCACTCTCACATTCAGAAGGGGTGTTGCTCAGCAACACCAGTGAAATATCCTTATTTGAATCCATTTATGGGTTGAAAGATATGGTGAAGCTGTTCTCCGGCAGTGATATAACCGATTTCAGCAACACCACTTGGATAAAGGACACGGACGGAATCAAGGCTACCAATACCGGAAGCGGTAATTACCTCAAGATAGACAAGGATTATTTCTGTGACATCAGGCATATCCGGATGAAGCTGCATTTAGGTTCTGACAACAGGCTCGTATTTGCATTTGCTTCAAAAGGCATAGGGAAAGGTGTTGTACCGAGTACATTCTATGTGGATATGTCCACTCAAAAGTTGGGTATGTATAAGCTGACGGGGCCGTTGGCGTATGCGGAAAGTGTATCCGATGAAATCTGGGGAGAAACCGGTTTCTCTGATAGCTTTGGAAGCGGTGAATATATAATTGACATCATCAAGAACGGAAGGACAAGTATTCTCCGGCTGACAAGCTACCTGTCCGGCAAAAGCTCTGAAATTGTCTGTGACGATACAATCTGGTCGGTCGGCGCCCAGAACGGGCCTTTGTCTGTTTACCTTGATAAAGGCAGTGACATGCCGATTATTCGGTATATCGACATCTGCACATTAAAAGAACCGGATGTCGTATTCGTCGGAGACAGCATAACGGAAGGGTTCTGCGTAGAGGATTTACGCTATCGAGTTGCCGAACTGTTCAGGACCGAACATCCCAATCACAAGGTTATGATTGCCGCCCGTGGCGGGTGCACGATTGAAGCCATACTTCAACGCTTCAGCACGGAGTTTGACATATACAGACCTAAAAGGATGGTCGTCAATATCGGAGCTAACGGCGGTAACAGTACGGGACTGCTCAATACGTTGAAGCAACGGTGTGACGCCATTGGATGTAAATTGTATTTGTGTTACAATGTTTGTTATACGAGTACGGTGGAAGAGAGAAAACACCAGTATGTGAATGCCATGATAGAAAACTGGTCGGCTGAGAACGGTGTAATCGGGGCAAGATACGACATAGCTACTGCTTTAGACAACAATCCGGTGAATGATGAATCACAACTTCCGGATGAGAGTCTGTTTTCCAGAAACACCCAACCGTACAATTTGCACCCGAATCAGGCCGGACAGATTGAAATGTACAGAAGGTTATCCATCGATTTACCGGATTTGTTTTATTGGATAGTAGGGTAATTTATTGGATTAATATCCTCTGAGTTTGTTATATGATAAAGTTGTATATTCTCTTTTTTATTTCTAACTTGCATCTTCTAATTTAAAATACATTCCAATGACAACTATTGAAAAGACACGGGTTATACGACCTTCGTCAAGAAAAGTAACTTCCAGCTATAAAGTTGGTATTGAGAAAAGAGGAGAACATGATGATTTGCATCTGACCGTCACTCATGAGAGTGACAAAAACTTTAAAAAGGAGTTCCATTTTTCCGCCAGTCAGCTGAAAGGACGAAAATCCATTCACTTTAAATGGGACGGAGAAAACATTATTTGGATATGAAGTATTACTCTTTAAAAAAGTTTGGGCAGTTCCTGCTACTGCCCAAACCTATTTATACTTTTAGGTATTTATATATGCACCGAAATGCATATATTAATCCTATCCACTAAAGCTCTGTGACTATACCGGTTGTAAATATAAGATATATTATACCTACAATAGTAATCACATCAAGAACGAACCCTAAGGTATCAAGCATAAATCGCCCTACCTCTTTGATAGCGTTAGGTTGAGCATTATCACGCCCAGCCTAACATTTATTTTTATTATTTTTCATAATGAAAATTTTATTATAAATATTATCTGATTGCCGCTTGCGTTTTATGTCAGCCGGCGTTTTACTGACAACGTTGGTAAGAACAAAAGCGTCCAAAGGTAATGATTTTGTAGAATTGTCGAGATGTTTTTGAGGGATATTTTACCTCTGTACTTAATTTATCCATCCCAGACCTTACAGTCCGGGATGAATTTATATTGTAAGTACTTAATCCTCATTAAACGGGTGATCAAAGTCATACACCACGAACTCCACGCCTTGGTCGCTCATATAGTCATTAATACCCATATCAATAACAACCAAATACGGGCTATCTGAAGAATTTACAATTTCTTTAATATCGTCAATACTAAATCCAGTATCATTACCTTCCGCTTTTGTAGTATTCCATGAAATTTGAGGTGGTTCCAATCCTTCTTGATTTTTATGGTTATAAAAACCATACTTGCGGAGGTAAGAACCGGCCTTGCTTTTGTTCGTCATGCGGCATTTCGTAATGCCCTGTATGAGTTCGGGATATTTTTGGCCAACCGCAAAACTATAGGTGTTTCCGGCAGGAATTGATGTTCCAATCCATAGAACATGCTTGTCCTTCAGGTCGCCAAACATGGCAGTCAGTTGAGCACTCAGGTAATTCGCATACTTTTTCACTTGGTCTTCTTTCTGTACCACCTTAATAATAACTCCGGTATCTCCGGCATTCACGGTCGGAATGGATGTCTTCTGCGAAGTGGACTGTGCATTATAAACCAATGACATGGCCATGTAGGAATAGTCGCTGTTGATTCTTTTGCTCACATTAGCCTTGACAGCCAGTCCGGCATTAATCTTCTCCAGCAAGCTATCAACCGTATCATTATCTGTTACGGAAACTGTACTTTCAGCATTCCAGTCACTTTTACCGAATATAATGTTTCCTGAATTCAGTGCACCGTCAATCGAGACGTATACCTTCACTTCCGGATTGGATGCAGCCGGATGCAGTCTGTCGGCCATCCTCTCCAGCAAGTTGTCTTTATTCTTGTGCGTGAACAAGGCTTGTCTTGTCATATCTATATAAGGTACATTCCAATATTCAGCCAGCGCCTTAATCGTTCTGTTTACATTATCGAAGTTGGAAAGAATTTTGGCAAACGAATGCAGATAACCCTGGTTATAGATAGTACTCAGGAATACAACATTCTGGAAAGGATCGGCCTTGAACAGTTCGTCAACCAGCGTATTATACCCGCCTGCGAATGTGCCCAGGTTCCTTGTGCCGATGCTGACCTTGTATTTGTCCTTCACGCCGACAAGCCTGTGGAAGTCATCCTCTTTCAGGATGAACAGCTTGTTTACCAACCATTCCTTTAAGACCGGGTTGATATTGACTGTCATCTTGGACATGCCGTATGAGAAGCCTTTAAAAACGGACCAGCCATCATCACTGACCAGTATATGCCGGTTGCTCCAGTTCAACAAGTCGGATACGGCAGATTGAATGTAATTGGAACCGTACATGTTCTTCTTGACATCCTGAATGACAGTCCCGTCCATATTGCTTAATGAGAATGTATAAGGTTCGGAATAATTCATATTCAAAGGCAGACTGAAATATACCGGTCTCCCGTCAGAAATATCCAACTCAATAGTATCGGACATTCTATCCCACAGACTATATTGATTCAGGTAATCAGTATTGTCGTCATAGTCGTTCCAATAGTTTATGTCCTCAAATTTCGACAAATCGGTAGAAGCGAATTGTTTGTGAACATGCTCGTTTTCAGATGAAGCATGCACAGTGTCCGCTATCAGATATTTGGGACTCATTTCCGTACACGATACAATGGTTGTCGTGATTCCTGTTTCAGAAGCTGGCGCTTCCGGGGTCTTACTGCCATGGGCTATAACCGACGACTCGCTGGGTATCACCACTCTGTATTTGTGGGGCTCATCATCCATTTTCTCAACCTTTGGCAAGAAAAGTTTCGCATACTGGCTTTTGGTCTTTGTAAAGTTCAGCAAGTCACGTTCGATATCCTCTATCGTCATATCCTTGTTGTACTTCAAGCTTATATATACGATTCCATTGGGACCAACTGAAAAATCATACTTCTCCTTCAATCTTGGGTATTTACCGTCTGTGTATGCAAGCTTGAAAATAATCTCAAAGTCATTCCCGCTTGTTTCTTCGCACTTGAATGCCGGAAAGCCGTTGTTCCCCGAATAAATGAACGTGAAATATGGTTCCTTGTTGTAGGGTTTCAAACTCCAATCATCTGGAAGTTTGCTCACAATGTCTTCATATATAGCTTGGGCGGCTTTACTGAAGGTCGTGGCAACACCTACAGTATGACTGCTCGTTATAACAGTATCACCTAATCGGGTCCGTACTGTAAACGTTGCATTGGCTATATTTCTGGTGAAAAGGTTTACTCTGTATTCTTTAGGTTTGTTGACCAAAGAGACATCCAGCTTGTATCCGAACTTCCTCAAGGAAGCAGGAATCTCCTTGATATAATCAATGAATGTCTTGGTGGATGAGGTTGGTCTTAGAGCCTCCACTTCCTGCTTCAACGACTCAATGTCTTCACGAAATGCCTCCTCATCATTAGACAGTACGACATCAAGATTTACCTTGCAGAATGATGAGTCAAGCGATTCACCGGGTGCAAATTTCTCTTTGAATACAAAATCAATGTCTAAATTGTATTTTGCCGAATGTATAGACATCTTTTGTCCGGTAACTATATCCTGTCTGCGAATTGAGGGGGTATCAAATAAGGTGTCGTCATTTTTTCTAACATACAGATACATCAATCCCGTATCTGAGTCCTGAACAAAAATACGCAGTTCAATCTTGTCGTTTATCTGAATGTCACCGTGGATTTTGAATCGGTTCTGATAAAACCACTTGTTAAAGGCAGGATTATTGGTGATGTTAATATCCTCATCCAATACGATTATCTGCCAGTTCTTGTCCTGGGGAAAATTGACATCATCAATCGCAGTGCCTGTGTACAGTTCATTCACCCACTTACCCTCTGCATTTTTATAAGAAACCTGCATACCGGCTTTCCTGTCAGCTTTAGGGATTTGTTTTCTTGTTGTCACAGCATCCGTATTCCACTCCAGTATCTTGTTGCCACCCGATGACTGCTGCTTCCAGCTTCCGGTATTCGTGAACGTTCCACCCTGGTACTCCCACGTTTCTACCTGCCCGGCACTGTCCACGAATGACACCTTCAGCCCCACGTTCCTAAGTTCCGCGGGAACTAATAATAATGTCCTATCACTATAATACTGTTTTACACAACTTTGCTGAAATATCATATAAATTAAGTTTAGATTATGGCAAAAGCAGAAATTCTATTCAGGATGATCCGCAAATGGGAAGGCGGATGGAGTGACCACAAGAACGATAAAGGTGGCAAGACCAATATGGGGATAACCTTGGCTACGTGGAAATCATGTGGTTATGACAAGGATGGCGACGGAGATATTGATGCGGACGATTTACGCATGATTACTCCGGACGACGTTTTTTATGTTTTCAAGAAGTATTATTGGGACCGTTACCAAGCGGATTTCATACATAATCAGGCCATTGCGAATATCTGTGTGGACTGGGTGTGGGCTTCTGGACGTCCCGGTATCACAAGGGTACAACAACTCCTGCAAATCAGGGCAGACGGCATTGTAGGACCTCAGACTGTCGCCAGTATTAACCTTGCCAATCAACAGCAGTTGTTCGACGCTATCAAAGCTGACAGAATCCGGTTCATTGAAGATATCTGCAAGAGAGACCCGTCACAGCTTGTATTCCGCAAGGGATGGCTGAACCGGATCAATGACTTCAAGTTCTCTGTCCGCTGAATTCTTGTCCTTTTTTCCACTCTTTTCAGCCTTTAGTTTTGTATCCGGAACTAAAGGCTTTTTTATGGCAATAACTGAAGAAAAGAGTTTAATGACCTCCGAGAAATTTAATCGAGGGGTTGAGAACTGGACGTGGAAAGTAAGAAATACCTCCATAAGTATTCTACAACGGACACACGCAACCGGCAGATTGCGTAGGGAATTGCAATCCCGTTGGTTGAAAGACCGTGAAGGTGGACCGGCTTATGTCGGTTTGGGCTTTCGTTTTGCTCGGTATGGTGCGTACCGGGAGTATGGCGCTGGGCGTGGATATATCGTCAAGAACGGAATTATAATGAAAGGACATTCAGCATGGAGCGATAAGAAGAAACGTCAGGAACTGCGTTCTCTACGTGTTTCCGAATATCGCATCCGGCGCATGCGTACCGTTGATGAGCACTATGCCGTTATCCGGCGAAGTCCCCTACCCTGGTTAGACCCTCCCATTGTAGATAACATCGAATCACTGGCTGATTTATCCGGAGAGTATTACGGTGACCAGGCACTCAAGAATGTGCTTCAGAAGTTTGATAAAATAACAATCGAAAAACGTTATGGCAAAAAGTGATAAAACTGTCAAAAGAGGTGTCTACTTGTACATCGACGGCAAAGAAATCAAGAATGACATTAATTCCATTGATTTGGAGATGAAACGCCTACAGCGTGATATTAAGGAAATGACACGCGGCTCTGAAGAATACAATCGCACCATGGCGAAGATACAGCATCTTCAGGGTATTTTAAAACAGCATCGCCAGGAGATAAAAGGCATCACCACCGAAACCAAGAAAGCCACTGTCAGTATTGGCAGTATGGTGGACTGGTTCAACCGTTTCGGTGGAGTAATACTATCCGTAATAGGTTTCCTGACCGGTTTTACCATTGCCTTGCGCGCCATCAGAGACGAACGCAACAAGTTGGAGGAGTCCCAGGCCGGACTAAAAGCCTTGACCGGACTTGATGATGACAGCATTGCCTGGTTGACCGGGCAGGCCAAGACGCTTTCCACCACCATGACAAAAGAGGGCTTGCGTGTCCGCCAGTCGGCAGCCGAAATCCTCGACGCATTCATGTTGGTTGGTTCGGCAAAACCGGAACTGCTGGGAGACAAAGAAGCGCTCAAGGCCGTTACGGAGGAAGCCATGCGCTTGCAGGCGGCAGCCAAGGATATCACCCTAAACGAGGCGGTTGATTCACTTACCTTGTCACTCAACCAATATGGTGCAGCAGCTGACCAGGCAGCGAGATTTACCAATGTGTTGGCAGCCGGTTCTCAAGCTGGTTCAGCCAATATCGCAAGCCAGGCAAAGGCTATTCGTAATGCAGGTACCGCAGCAGCTTCGGCTAATGTACCCATTGAGCAGACGGTTGCATTGATTGAAACGCTTGCTTATCGAGGTATAAAGGATGAAGTGGCCGGAACGGGATTAAAAAAGTTCTTCCTGGTCCTTCAGACCGGAGCGGACGAAACCAACCCTAAAATCGTCGGGCTGGATAAGGCGTTGGAAAACCTGAAGAATAAGAACATGGATGCCGGGGCCATTAAAAAGATGTTCGGCGAAGAGGGCTACAATACCGCATCTGTAATCCTTCAGAACACGGAGATGGTGAAGGATTTCACCGCTGCCGTCACCGGTACCAATGTGGCGTATGAGCAGGCGGCCATAAACAGTGATACTGCACAGGCCAAACTGGAGCAGGCACGTAATAAGATGAAGCTGGCAGCCATTGATTTGGGAGAGAAACTGAATCCGGCTCTGACGGTGAGTACGAATATGCTGACCAATATCATTAAATACCTTCCGGGACTAATTGACTGGTGTAATAAGTGGGGTGGCACCATTCTTTATGTGGCATCTTGTATCGCTGTTTACATATTACGGACGAAAGCTGCCACTATCGCTTCAAAGGCTTGGAACGCCATCACCAAGACAGCTACCGCATTACAGCTTGCCTACGGCATTGCTGTCAATACTGTTTCAGGTTATACAGTCACTTCTTTTACCCAGCTTCGCAGGTTGAGCACGCTTTTGGCTGGACATAATATACTACTAAAAACTGTTCGCGTATCTACCTACCTCTTTGCCGGAGCCATGCAAGTGCTGCAAGGTCGTGTGGATCTTGCAGCAAAATCCATGCGGGCTGCTTGGGCGGTTATGAAGCTGAGTCCGGCAGGTGCTCTATCCACGGTTCTTTTTGCAGGTGGCGCCGCTTTTTTATATTTATACAAACGTGCCCACGAGTACGTTGATGTTCAAAAAGCCACTAATCGTCTACAAAAAGAGGCTGCCAAATCCACCGCTGACCAGCGCAAAGAGTTGGATGCCTTGTGGATGGTAGCGCAAAACAATCGTGTTGCTATGGATAAACGTAGAGAAGCCATGGAAAAAATCAACAAGATTGCTCCCGATTACTTGGGTGACATCACTTTGGAGACAATCAACACGCAAAAGGCGGCTGATGCCAAGGCCCGATATGTAGAACAGCTACAAAAAGAGGCGATGTTGAAAGGTGCATCATCCTATATTGAGTCCGAGAGCAAGAAACTAATCGAATACCAGGTAGAACTGGACAAGGCATTGGCTGGTCAAAAGAAAGCGCGTGAAAGTGCTACGTATGCCCAAACTGGATTCACCGCTTACGATGCAGCGGTAGAACAGCTAAAATTCGACATTGAACACACTAAGAAGGCTATCGAAAGCTATATGACCATTTACGAACAAATTAGCAAGGAGCTGGAAGTCTCCACCAAAACAAACAGTGGAACGGATGGAAATTCCGGTGGCAATGGTGGTGGTAACGGAGGCAAATGTCCGATATGTGGGAACAAACCTTGCACCTGCGATAAAAACAACACTACCAAAGACAAGTTCGTCCAAGCTGAAGCCGACTACTATCGGCGCATCGCTGACATCAAACGGAAGTACCTCGCTGACGATAAAATGACCCAGGAGGAATACAACAAGCAAATGCGGGATGCGGAGATGCAACTGCTCAACGATAAGCTGAAGGTCAAGGGGCTTGAGCCTTCAGAGATTCAACGTATCAATGACCAAATACTTGATGCGGAAATAAAGGCGCGTGATGAATTGCGCAAGTTTGATGAACAGTCTGCCAGAGATGCGGAAAAACGTCGTGAGAAGCAAGGAGAAGAGACTTATTCACGCCTGGAGAAAGAGTATCAGTTGCAGATTGAGGCGGCTACCATGTACCATTATGAATACAAGACTTCCGAAGAGGAATATCTCAATGAACTGCGCCGCTTACAGAATGTGTATCATAATAAAGTACTGGAAGATGTTACCGTGAGTGAAGAAGACAAACAGAAAGTTCGTAAGCAGGCTGATGAAGCGCAAATGGAGGATGCCAAGAAAAAATATGAATCTGAAGTCGAAGCGTTCACCAAAATGAAAGATACCATGATAGATGTATCGAAGCAATTGGGTGAAAGCCTGGCAGAGTTTTTTACCGGTGAAGAAAAGGACTTCGGTGAATTCATGAAGAATATACTGGTTATCATGCTGGATACACTCGAAAAACAGCTGATTGCCACTCAAGCTGCAGCCATTGCTGAAGTTACAATCAAGGATATATCAACTAAGGGATTATTAGGTTTAGCCTCTGCAGCCGCCAAGATAGCTTTGATTACGGCAGCTTTCGAAACAGCAAAGGGTATATTGGGCAACTTCTACACCGGCGGCTATACCGGTCCCGGTGATTGGGACCAGCCGCAAGGCATCGTACATTCCAACGAGTTTGTTGCCAACCGTTTTGCTGTGGCCAACCCGAATCTGCGACCGATATTCGACGCCATTGACGTGGCACAGCGTAGCGGTAATGTTGGTAATCTGACAGCTGAAGACATAGCGGCTGTGACAGGTTCCGGAAAGAGTACACGTACCGTACCTGCCAAGGCACCAGCTGCCAGCGCCACTACGACGACCAATGACCCGGCTATGGTGGCGATGCTGATAGAATGTACCCGCGTATTGCGGAAGCTTAAAAACAGGCTGGATGATCCGCTGGTGGCAGAAACTTATGTTACCGGCAAACGGGGTATCAACCAGGCTCAGAAAGAGTATCAGAAGTTGAACAACAATAAATCACGCAACAAGCAATGACAGAATTATACATTGACGGGCAGTTGGCCGCTCTTCCTGAAGGGTTCAACATCACGTTCACCTCCGAGAATCCGTATTTCACCCGTAGCTCCAATTATTCCTTGGACATAGAACTCCCCATGCCTGCTAATCATGCCATATTCAAGCACGTGAACAGACTGGATGTGACAAAAAAAAAGACTATCCTTCCGGCCACACTCATCGTTGACGCCAGATGCCTGCTTTACGGCAGTGCGGTTTTACTCTCAGTAGAAGATGCACTGGTTAAGGTACAGCTCGTATCGGGTAATGCGGAATTTAATCTGCTGACGAATGATGATCTGTATATTGACGAACTTGATTTAGGTACAATCAGTTGGCCGAACAACAATCAGAACCGTTTCCAGCCACCTACCAATATGGTGAACTACTATGGTTCGGTGGACGACATTGAAGCTGTATGGTTGCCGGTGTTCTATCAGGAAGCCAAATGGGAGAACCTTCAGAACGATGTAATCTATGAGTTCGGCACGAACAATTTTACCCTTTGCCCCTATTATGGCCGTCGATGTGTACAGCCATACCTTTTGACAGCCATCAAGAGAATAGTGGGGCATTTTGGCTATACGTTCGATACCTCCTTCTTTGATAACAATTTCTTGCGTAACGTTTATGTATGCAGCGCGGTAAGCAGCAACCGGGTGGCCGCCGCATTGCCGCACTGGACTGTTTCCGAATTCTTTGATGAACTGGAGAAATTCCTTTGTGCGGTTACAGTGGTCAACGAACGCACCAAAGTGGTAAGTCTCGTAGGGCTTAACGATTATTTTACAGAATCCGGAAAGGAGATAATTCCTGCATCCTCCCTACTACGGGAGTTCACTGTGGATATTGAAGATGAAAAGAATGAGAAAGACTTGAGCACTGGCAATGTGGGCTACAATCTGCCTTCCCATGCGGATGACGGCTATCTGCGAATTGAAAGGGACATCATAGAGGCTGCATACAAACAAGAATATGATTCTTACGATGCAATGCTGGCCGCATACGACGGAATGGGTGACAGTGACAAGAAAAGTACAATCTTTATTGTTGGTAAACGGTATTATATCAACTACAATGAAAATGATAAGAATACGCTGCGTGAAGTCAATTTGTATGCGGATTTAATCCGTGACCCGGAATCGTCCGATGTAGAGACCTCACTCGGAATCGTCCCGGCTAAAATTATTCAGTTCAATGTCGGCGTGTATGGCTCTGTAGCTGATTACGATTTGTCCCGTCCGTACACCTCCATGGTATTGAACATACCCGCGGTGGGCTATCAGGCTACCGTTGCCAAGCAGGAGCGCTTCAATGTCCAGGAAGCCATAAACGGTGACGTGGAGCTGAAGGAGAAGCAGGAAAAAAACGGGCACATGGAAGTGGCTGTCAATACCGGTAAGTTCAACCGGCAGAACGTAACTTACAGCGGTCAGACACATGCCTATGATTATGCCTATCCTTTTACGGACTACCAGCAGAAGACTGGGGCACAGCTCACAGACTTCCTACCGTATTCCCTAAGCTTGAACGATGTTTGTCCGGACAGTGTCGGACATCGGTTGTCGACACTCAGTCTGTTTCACTCCAATATCCCTTACACAATCCAGTTCCAAGCCAATAAGCTGCCAGATGTGAATAAGGTGTTTCTTATAGGCAACAAGCAGTATTTGTGCGAGAAGATTGAAACGGAAATAGATGTTGATGGATTAAGCAAAGTACTGAAGGGGACTTTTTACCGGATAGAATAATAATGTTAAAAATACATCTGCTCTCAAAAATAGCTCCTCTTCCCTTTGTTTAATTACCAAAAGGTTATTATATTTGCAGTGTCATTAAAAATCGCGATCTTTTTATGACTGAAGAAGAAGAGCTAAAGGCTCGGATTGAAGCTGCGAAAAAAGACCTCAGCTTCTTTTCCCTCTATTGGGATGACATTCAGAATACTGATTGGATTTCCGATGAGGAGCTTGAGGAAGGTATCAATGATTGTCTCGATGACTTGAATGATGCACAAGACAAGCTGAATGAAAACGGTAGCCCTCCTTGAGGGGGCTACTTTTTCTCTAACATATAATTTTTAGGCTTATGGACGTACAGAAAGAATTGGGAAAATGGAAATCGGAATATCTGAAGTGTAACACTCCAGAGGAATTGGCCGACCATAAGAAACGTTTCAGGGCTTTTCTGCAGACGCTTTCACCGGAAGATAAAAAAGCGTTTGCGCAGGCGTTCCAAGATGGTGCCAGGCAATCAATGGATGAAGCCCAAGCCATTGTGAAAACAGTGGAAATCAGGCAGACTTTAGAAAAAGTATTGCCCTTCGCTTCTATGTCGTATATTGCCCAGCACTATTTTGGCAGAACACGCCAATGGCTATATCAACGGATTAACGGAAGTGCGGTAAACGGCAGACCTGCCAACTTCACCGAAGATGAACTGAATACCCTATCTTTAGCTCTATCCGAGCTTGGCGACATAATGAAAGATACTTCTCGGTCTATCGCGAGGCCGTAAGGTTTTTAATGACAGAGGGGCTTCCACGGGTTGGAAGCCTTTTTTGTTTTCTATATATTGGTTCTATGAAATATAGGTTGTTAGAAATCTCCACTTTTCTTTTGTTTTATCAATGACTTATCTTACTTTTGCAATCAAGAAATAACTACAATAAAGACGTGGGGCATACGGATTTAATTGTAAAAGGTATAAATCGCGATTAATAGAGTTTACTTTGTAGCAACATGCCCCGTTGTGAAGAGTAAGCTCTATTTTTCTAGTCAAATGGAGTATTTCAATTTTGAAGATTTAGTAGGTGATTTAAAAAATCTGAATGAAGAACAGAAATATTGGATGGTACGTACCATGGGAGGTGCTTATTACGGAGAGTTTATAAGAGGAAATTACATCGCCGTTGGGTACAATAATATATCATTAGGAGATTTACAACACTTACCAGAAACAGATAATGCAGCCAAAGAAGTTTTGAAAGCAATGTTTCATCACCGTTATCCTGATATAAGAAACTCCGGTTATCCCGTTGCTCAAATTCTACGATTTGCTCGTGATATACGACAAGGTGACGTTGTTATTATTCCATCGTCAGGCGCCAGTCATGTTGCAATTGGTATTATTGATGGAAATATGTATGAGGAAAACACACCCATAATTGATGATGAGCATCATTGTGATTTCAAAAAAAGAAGGCATATTAAATGGAAATATTTTGGTAGAAGAGCAACTCTTCCTCCTGCCCTACAATTAATGTTTACTTCCAGGCATATTTTATCCGATGTAAGTAATTACGCTTCTTATATAGACAGTGTAATTCACGATTGTTATGTCAAAGAAGATGTTATGAATTTAGTTCTAAAAATTCGGACTCAAAAAGAAGTATCTTTGGATGACTTTTGCGATTTAAAAGCTGTTTCATTGTTAATTGACGATTTTTGTCAAAATTACAATATTTCCTCAGAAACTCCTTTGAACATGAAAGTTCAAATGGAATCTCCAGGATGGTTACGATTATCGACTAAAGGAATTGGGAAACTATTGCTTTTCGGTCTATTCACCACAATACTAACTGGCGGAGGAGTTAAATTCAATAAAAAGGATGGACTGGACATCTATACTAACGGTATCGGTGGAATAATCAATGATTATCTCGATAGGAAAGCTGATAGAGAATTAGTAAGAGCAGCTGCACGAGCAATGGACTCTCTACAAATAAAGACTCCTGAAGATATGCAACCAATAATTGAAATCTTAAATGCCAAAAACGAAGGTAGGCGTAATTATTGAACCGGCAAGTAGTAGAAGGGAATAAGCAATAAAGCAACCAAAATACCGATTATGATAATTCTATAATCGGTGTTTTTTTTGTATGTCCAATCCCATGTAACGAAACATACAATTCCTTGTATCAGCAGCATTGTACTGGTACTTATTACAAGAAATGTACTTGCAAATGCTAATATATTTCTCAGACAATCGAACATACAGATTATGATTATGCCGACAAATATAAGGCAAAAATAAATATCTCCGATATGTAGGTATGTTAAAAGCCCAATAGAGATACTGGAGAGATAAAAAATCTCCGCTTTTCTTTTGCCATTTCAAAATAAACCTGCATCTTTGTGGTGCGTTTCATTTTGACAAGGCGAGACAGCTCGCCAACTTTTGCCGTTGGCATTTTTTATGCCCAATGGTATCATATAGTTCCGACCCCCGTGTGGAGTGTTAATGCACCCACTGCCTTGTCAAGGTGAAACGCAACGGGAAAGCGGAACTTTCTTTTTTGATAGGTTTTCTGATTTTTTGGGAGAAAGTTCTCTTCCCGTCTTTTATTGGATTATTGCATTATTCAATATATTGTTTTATTTAAATAGCGTTTCATTATGACAAAACAATCCCAAAGCGCCCGCGGACGCTATGTATCCGCAGAGAAGGTTCAAGAACTGTTTGCCCAGTTGGGTATTGAATTGTGCGCCGGACGTAAACGTATCCGTGCTGCACGTAGTGAGAAATCCATTTCCATCTATGTCAATGGTGGGACAGTAAACATCACCTTTAATGAGAAAGGAGGCAAAGCATGATGTTCTTTGTTTACCATCTGCAGACCTATTCCCCCAAGAACCGGGCATGGAAAAAGGTGATTGACTATGTAGAGCAGTATAAAGATGTTCTTATCAAAGATGAACTCTCCCTGGATGCGCTCAAACATGAATTATGCGATGTGGTTAACCGGATTAATGCGGACCACCCCAAGCTGAAACGCATACAATATTCTGCCGGTCCCCTTGATAGAAATACCACACGTATCGAGGCCCGAGTTATAAGTGGTGGATGCCCGGACACGGTATTCTTTCTCGATATTTGCAAAGTACGTTCCGTTTATCAGTTCAGTGAGCAAGCGAATATGCTGGAAGAGAAAGGAGGCAAGGAATGAATACTGAAATCAACAACATCATATTAACTTCCACCATCAGCGAAACCATCTCGATTTTGCAGAGTGGCGGTGCTTATGCTTTTTGCAATTCCATAGACAAAGCCACCGGATTAATTCTGGACTTAAAGGTCGGTAATGAAGTTAGTGCTGACGACATTATATCCGTAATAAGTGATTTGCGTATCGTATCATCCATGATAAGAGACTTGACTCCGGAAGAAGAGAAAGGAGGCATACAATGAGCAAAAAGATAGGATTCCGTTCTTATCAAAACGACGAAGAACCGAACAAGCAGGACGAATTAGAGAAGCAACAAGCTGAACGGCAGAAAGCTATGGCTGACTTCCTGGGACAGAACTATTCTCCCATCGGTGCCACTTCACAAAAATGTTACAAAACTACCGCTGAACTGGTGTATGAGCTGTCGAACATTGTTAATGTCGCTCCGATGGAGCTGGCCAAGCAACTTTCCGATGCCGGGTACCATGTAGAATACTTGGCAGGACAACCCTACTGGGTGATGTACGAGAGAGCATAAATTCGTGCGGCTGCACCTCCTTTTGTACGGACTTGTACAAATTGGTGCAGCCGCATTTATTTGATAAATAAAACATTATGAATCATCCGCACGATTGTACGGCTTTTGGCCCCTATTATAGGGTGAAGCTATTGAAACATTGCATGCCTTCCCGCTTGCTCTCATCCATGACGTGCGCATAAATCATCGTTTCCCGGATATTGCTATGTCCAAGCAATTTTTGCAGGCTGGATAAGTCTTTTGTTTTCCGGAGATAAATAGTTGCAAACGTATGTCTTCCTGTCTTGGCCGATATTTTTTTGTTAATCCCCAGTTCTTTGGCAATGGCCTTCAACTGTCGGTTAACGACCTGGTCACATTGAACGTTCCTGAACAGACGTCCTTCTTCCCTACCCTCTGCCCATTCTTCCAGAAGTTTTTCCGCAGGTACCGGCATCGGAATCTTTATCGGTTCCGGTTTACAGTTCCGGTTCTTCACACGGTAGTAAGTCAGCACATCATTGTTTACCTGCTCGATACAGAACATACGTGCATCCGTAATGTGCATACTTGTGAAACACATGAAAAGGAAGAAGGCCAAGGTCAGCTGAAGCTTTTCCGGCAATGTTCTTTGATAGTATAATTGCACAAACTGCATCAGCTCCTCCTCTGTCAGATAGTCCACATCGCTTTTTATTCTTTTGATATGGAATTCCTGGAAAGGATTTTCTTCTATATAGCCCTTTCTGTAGGCTGCAGTGACATATATCTTGATGGTGGACATATTACGTTGTGCGGTTATCTCCGTATTTCCAAGCTCCTTTTTCATGTAAATCAAGTAGTCAGTCAGATAATCCGGAGTAAGGTCCCGGAACTGTAACAGTTCATTATATGCCTTGAACTTTTTCATACAGCTCAGATGATGCTTGAACGTTCCCATCTCTATTCGCCGGCTGTAGGTTTTCATATGCTCCTTCACGAAATCATGGAAAGTCTTATAATCACTTGGATTGTTATACTCCCGCATGAAAATATCTTTTGTCAAAGCCTGGTTCCTCAGCCGGAACTTCACCAATATATCGTTGACACGTGCTTTCAGGTTACTCACAATAAGATTTATATCCTTTGCTTCCTTACTGTTTCCTTTGAGGAGTCCGCTTTTCTCGTCAAATTTAGCAGCAGGCACAGACACTTTGCAAGGAAGCATTAACTTTTCCTTACCGAGATAAAAGGTTATATATAGCGGAGCATTGCCCTCTTTGGTCAATCTCTGCTTGTTCTGGATGACTCTTACCGTACTCATTTTTGTTTTCTAAATTATTTCTACCCACCGGAAAAGTGGAACTACGGAAAGCTGTGTTTCTGCTATGTTACCTACTTTTTGCACAAATTCTGTCGAAATTGGCAAGGTAGTAAATCGTTGATACCCAGCTAAACGACGAAAGGCAAGCAGCCTTTTTATCGACTACTTGCCTTATCGTTGTGATTCCGTTGCGATTCGGAATGTAAAATACTATAAAACCAATACATATAACATTATATTAAAAATCAGAGTAATATAAAAATATTATATTGCATGCCATTGCATTATGTTGTGCAATATTTGAACTGAGTTGTGCAATTTATGTATATTTGCACAACCGATATAACAGAGAATATATGACTACAGTAAAAGCATTTATAAGAACTGGGAAGAAAGATAAAGAAGTAAATGTCAGATTTCGATTATCTGATGGACGCAATGTACAGTTATTCCACAAATCAGATATTATGGTCTCTCCTACTCTTTGGGATGCCAAGACTGAAAAATATAAGGCTAAAAGTATTATAAAGTTAGACATAAGAACATCATTTAACACATCTATTGAAGAACGGAAGAATCTAATTTTATCCATTTATGGGAGCAACAAAGAATTAACCAGTGAAAAACTGGAAATCTTAATAGAGCAGCACTTACATCCTGAAAAATATAACATCAGCAGTGAAGAGGAATCCATGTGTAGTATGTTCCAACGCTATGTTGACGGATGGCTAAATGCAGGTGTAATAGGTCCCGGCAGAAAGAAACATTACGATGTAGTGATAAGGGAACTGACTCGATTCCTCATTATCAATGGCATTGACGGGTTGCCGGTCAATGAATTCAATAAGGAACATATTCTAAATTTTCGTGATTTTCTACGCAAAGAATACACTCTGGTTGAAAAATTTCCAGAACTGTACGCAGAAATGAATAAGCGGAATATACCATCAAAGGAAAGAAGCCAGAATACAATTGCTGAGAAACTATTATTATTACAAGCATTTATGGTGGAGCTTGAAAGTAATGATGTTATTCCCGTATCTCCTTTCCGCAAGATAGGAAAAGAAAAAGAGTCCATTATGAAGCAACAATATGACGAGCCTTTCTTTCTCACCAAAACAGAATTCAATGAAGTTGTCCACAAAGAATGTCCCGAAACATTGCAGCGAGTAAAAGATGTATTCGTTGTTCAATGTTGTTTCGGTTGCCGTATAGGTGATTTCAGACGATTCACTTTTGATAATATCAGCATTGAAGAAGGAATACCTTACATTCATTATTTACCTCAGAAAACACACAAGGATGGACTTATACGCACTGAGATAAAAACTCCCATCATTCGTATTGCTTATGATATTATTATGAAGTATAAAGGTAGGCTACCAAGCAATGCTTTGTTACCCTATTATCCTGATGGCAATGGTGAAACCGGGTACAATTATCAAATAAAAAAACTACTTGAATACTGTGAGATTAGCCGGAAAGTGGCAATGTTTAGTGCGGCATTGGAAACAAATGAGTACAAATCCATATATGAGATTGCAAGCAGTAAACTTGCCCGTAAAACTCATGTAGATTTAATGAATAAAGTTCAGATAGATAAATACGCAGCAGGACTTCATGCAAAAGGCAGTGGAGCCGTAGACAGATATACTGGATTAGGTATAAAAGAACGTTTTATTTTAATGTGTGCGGCTTTTGGCTGTAACCAGTATGAAGTTGACAATGATTTATCTGTAATGGAATAGGCTCACTTAGTATCTCATATTGATACTCTGTTATTTGACACCATCCCCGTAGTTGAGCAGCTACGGGGATTTTTTACTGAAAAAGAAGCGATTCATTCAACTGCCTTTTCCACAATCTCCATCACTACATGGCTTGACTCCAACCAGAACCAATACCACAACCAAAGCATAATCCCACCCAACCAAACAAAAGCCACATCAATATAGTACAAATTTAATATCCTGCTAACCAATACACATAAGAGTTCTCCGCAAAGCACATAGGCAGCAACCATAGTAACAAGCTGGTCATTGGCAACAGTTATCAAAACCAGAATGCCTATAACGGGAAGAAGGGAAATACAATCAATTAGAAGTTGTTGTTTGTCATTCATAATACAATAGGGATTAGAATACAAATATAAACATTATTTTGTATAAAACAACCCTCTATAATAGGAATTTCTGACAAAAAAGAAACGAACTATTATTACAATATAAACAAAAAGAGCGACTATTCAGCCGCCCCTTTCGCATTAACGAGATAGACATAAAAGTATCTCAAATCATCTCTGTAGATGGATGCCGAACCACTACAGAGTTTCCATTCATTCTACAGTTTCTCCTTTTTCATTCAGAAGTACCGTCACTTCTTCAGTGGATTGATTTTCCTTGGTGATGGTCAACACAACCTTATAAATCTTACCGGTTTCTTTCTCGGAAATGAAAGCCTCCTTTATTACAGCCCCCTCATAGTCCTTAGCCAAGACATTCATAACTGCCTGAGGCAAGTCTTTTACTTCCACTTTTGTGAACTCATCCTGAGGATTTTGCTGAGTTTGCTCTACAGACTGTGTTCCAGAAACCACGTAAGCAAATGCTACTGAACTGCCTAATCCCATAACCATTGCTAATGCTACCAATACTTTTTTCATAATCGTAAGTTTTAAGTAAATAAATATAGTTTTTGTATTAACTATAGAACAAACGATATGCCATGATGTACATCAGTACATAATACATTATACATCAGCATATTATAAAAACAAGAAGGAATAATTATGTGTGGAAATATGTGGAACTGAGTACCACACATGGGGAATAATTACACAATATGGATTACTTAATTCCTGGGAAATGGAACAAGGCAGCTGAATAAGCTGCCCCTTCTATAAAACAGTCAACAAACAGACATTCACTAATCAAATGACATAAACATAAGCATAAATAACCCGGCTAAAGCCATAGCAAATGCAATTACCATACAAAACTCTTTTTTCATAACTAATAATTTGGTTAAACACATATTTCCATCGCACGTTCAACAACGCACTCTTGTCTCCGACAAAACCTCAGCCGCATAAAAGCTGAGGTCCAGCATGTTCCTTTCAATATATACAATCAATTAGAGCACACAATGTTGGAACATTCTGCAAATCCAGTATAAAGAAACTGCAATGGCTGAAAGAAGGACTATACTAACACTATATACCGGATTCTACTATAAAGACAACTGCTTTTCTGAAATTCCCTACGTGACTTGAGGGAATTTTTATAAAAGAAAGGGCACGCAAACGAAAAAGCCCCGACATGTCATACACAAGGTATGAATTGTTACTGAAATCTGAAGGCAAAAATAAAGGCTGCTTATTGGGCTACCTTTCCTTTTATATAATCTATTCCCTCATTCCCCATACCTTTTTTCCAGATATTATATGTAATATATGATAAATAATCACAGTTTTCATTTATAATATTTTTATCAATACTGAACTCATTACATCTTAAAGCCTCACTGGATTTGCAATGCCTTTCAATACCTTTTTTCTTATACAAACAACATATCCTCTCGCTCGTATAATAATTCGTTTTATAATATTTACATAAGAAACAATTTCTCACATTTTCATAATTTTTATAGGCAATTACCCAACCAAAAGTCAAAGGATCTATAGTACGATTAGTATAATAATCGAATGTAATCTCAAATATAGCAGATGAATATCGATGGGTATATTCATTACAACTAATACGCTTATATAAACCTTTCATTGATTCTAATAATACGAATTTATTGAGTTGCATCCCACATGTTCTAGTAATCCCATCTTTACGCCTAAAATTATAAAACATTGTTGTCTCATCTTCTGAAATCATTCCATTTCTTATAATATCGTCTAATTCATATTCAGAGCTTAGAGCAACTTCAATAATACGCATCCCAGATTCTATCTTCTCCTTCTCACATTGATGTGAAACTAAAATCTCAATAAAAATAGGCTCATGTCTATTTTCAGAATCAGAAAGAAATAAATCAGCCCGGAAACCTTTATATGTTTTTTCTCGAGTAATTACATTGTAATAATTCTTTAAGTTAAAAGATCGGCTCGATTCTTTCTCACAATAATAAGAAGTATAGTCATCATGATTCCATAGACAATGTTCAAAATTAGAGCATCTATCTTTTGTTCTAAAAGAGATATTTAATGCACCATCTGAATTAAACCACTCTTCAAATCTTTTCTTGGCAAGAGCATGAAGATAAGTTTCATAGCTACAGTTTTGCGGTCTTATCTTATGAGCATAATGCTTTACTTTAATAGAACCTTCTTTTACAACCATTTCTCCTTTGCAATGAGGACATCGATATTCTATTCCTTTCTGAGCATTTTCAATACCAATGCAATTTTCATTCTTATCAAGAGCATACGTATATTTGAGTTCTGCCATAATATTAAAGAATCATGCTTTATTCAACAAAAGTCATATTCATTTTTATTTTTGAAAAATGGAATTATCAGTCGTCTGCACGTTGGCTAATAAGAATTCTTCTAAAGCAGCACATTCAAAAGCCGAATCAAATGGAACCGCAATAGCTACAATATATTTAGGTGACGTGCTCCAATAAGGGTTTCTAACCCGACATTTCCCTTCACCATCATAACAAATGCCAATGGCAACGGATGATTTACCTATATATAACACATTATCCTTATCGTCCATTATCAAATAGACTCCAGGCCTATCGGCATATGGTAGCATTGGAGCCAGCAGTTTTCCATATTCTCTTTCCCAGGAAACAAATCATACTTGTCACTAACTGAAAAACGTGTAAGACTTGGGTGACGATACTTCTCTTCGTATAATCTCACTAATTTTAAAACCTCATCTAATTTTGCCATTCTTGGTTACTCTGTTTTTTAAATCATCGAATCCCTTTTGCCAAAAACACATATCTACAACTTTCATTGATGGATAGCGGTAGTGAAGTCTTTCAGAAATATATCTTTGGCATTGCTGTATTGTATCTTTATTGCTCTGAGAACAATCAATTATCCGCTTTAATAATTCTTCGTCAAACTGCTTGCCTTGACAATGAAATGCCCGCTTAAACAAGTCATCCAATGCAGGAACACAGCCAATGGTTCCTAACATGATTTTAGTAATCAGAGTATCTGTCGCAGCAAGGTTTAAGGATGAAGTCTTATTTTCCGGTTTATAATATGTGATTTTACTGTAGTAATCCTTGAGCGCATTGTACAACTCCATTATTTGAGAAACATCATCCATTGTAAACCATTCTTTTCTTAGGGAATGAAATTTCCTTATTATGTTTACGGCATCCATATGAATCGTATAATCTTTCCAAAGTATTCCACAACTACCTCTATACATTCCCCAACTCGCTAAATAAAAAGCAAGGTGAAGAGATAAATAATCTACTGAATCTGAATTACCGAATACCGTATAGCAATATTCCCATGATTTAAAACGATGATTTGAGTCTTGAACCATATTACTCAAATATTTGTCAACGCTACTTTTTTCTATATCTAAAATAGGAGAGGTCATTTCTATATAGCTAATTGTTTGACTCAATAAATTCCTTCAACCGATATAATCTATCAATGGCCAGATTATAGAAAGCATCCGGATAATGCTGCTTAATATCGCAGATATTCGCATTAACATACAGAGAGGTGTCAAAGATATGTTCTGCCTCACTTAATGTCACCTCTTTGGGTAATAGTGCGTTCTCAGCCCATTTCATTAAGGCATTCACGCTTTCTTCGTCATAATTGTATGCCATATTTTTTTGTTGCAAAGATAAATCATAGCAGAGAGAAGCCAAAGAAAAAAGGTCGCTTATTGGACTGCTTTACCTATCAAAACCTTACGATGTAAGAATGATGGATGCCTATTACCTAATCCCACCAAGAAAACAACTTGTAAGTTCTGATTTTATTATATAGATACCACGCCTTATATCTTCTCAATTCCTCTTTATGAATAATTTCAATATCATAATCATCTGTCGGGAAATTAAATAGGCAGAACCTTGATGCATTTTTAGTGTTAATGTATAGATTCCTACAAGCTATTATATGCGGACTTTCTACCATTTCATACATACCGTCATCTCTACGCATAGTCTTCATTCCTGAAAATTCCAACTGCAAATTATCTTTTTCGAGCACAATATCCAATAGGCCAATACAAAGTTGCAAGTCTCTTGCCACTATAGGCATTTTATCCGAACGCGTACACTTTTTAAAGTATTCATACATTTCTATTATTTTCTTGCGCTCTATTTCCAATAAAAACGTATAATCCCAATCAAAATCCTTTTCTAAAAGCCTGCACCACGAATTAATCTTTGCACGTTTATAGTTGGACTCAGACCTATTTCTTCTTTGTTTCATATCTAATACTATTATTATTTGTTCTTACTTTCAGATAATCATATTTGAGTTTGTATCAACTTAGATATAAAAGAAAGTAGGCACTGGAATACTTTTAACTAATCATTTCTTGTATAAAAAGCCCCGACGGAAGCCGGGGCATATATACGATTAAAGCTTCGTGAATTTATTAATCGTCAATTATATCAGAAACCTCTCCGTCCTCACTTTCTGAAGAAATATCTTCTTTACTGTCAGACACAAAATTGTTTTCTGGATTAGTCAATAAATCTATCTCTTTATCAAATAATTTAAAGATTCGTTTAGTCACCATGAGTATATTCATAATCAAATGAATAATTCCACCATAGAATAATACACCGAAAATTAACAAATAAATAAAATGAACTGTAATCTCTATAGAAAAGACAGTACCACATATGGGGGATATAAAATTGTACTGATAAAGCACACATCTATCTCCTATACTTAAACTCATCAATAATGATAGAACCAACAGGAATAAAGATATGGGGATAAGGTAACATATATTATAAAAGGTTTCCTTTATTAATGGTATTCTTTCCTTATTATGACGAGTTTTAATTTTATTCAT